CGGTTTATTTTGTACATTTTGAATAGTAGTTTTGTCGTATTTTTATTCATTATAAATTGTTTATCATAATAATTCAATTTTTTTTTATTATAAAATGCGCGTTTTAAATGAGAAAAGGTGTAACATTTCAAATGCCGATATAATATAAATATAATATAAAATATATATGAATATGATTTCAACAACTGGAAGTAATGGTAGATTAGGAAATCAAATTATACGAAACTTAGCAGTTTCTTTATTAGCTAAAAAACATAATCTAAAGGTTGAATACTAGAATAAAGATTTAATTAAAAAATTAGGAATTGAATTATTTAGTGGTAGTAATTCATATGAATATATTAATTATTTAACAGATGATAATTACTTTACGATTTACAATATTGATAAATTAAATTATAATTTAAACCCAAATAACAATTATTTTCAGACAAAAGAACCCAAATAACAATTATTTTCAGACAAAAGAAATTACAAATTTGTTATATAATTATTTACATAAAGATGAAATAAAATCAAATATTATTAATAATAATCCATTTAAAGAGCGATATACTAAAAATAATGATTTATTTATTCATATTAGATTAACTGATGTTGCACATTTTAATCCAGGAATTAAATATTATATAAACGCAATTAAAAATATAATTTTTGATAATTTGTATATATCAACAGACGATAATAATAATAATATAATAAAAGAAATATTAAAATTATATCCATCTTCACAATTAATTAATTTTGATGAAATAACTACATTTCAATTTGCGAGCACTTGTAAACATATCATATTATCACATGGTTCATTTTCAGCAGTAATTGGTTATTTATCATTTTTTTCTAATATTTATTATCCTGAATATGAATTAAATAAAATATGGTATGGAGATATGTTTTCTATTGATAAATGGATTAAATTAAGCGTTAATTAATCGGCATTTGAAATGTTAAAAGGTGTAAAAATATAATAAATACATTTATTTTATTATTTTACAGGCTAAACTTCCACATCTATCACAACGAGGACATATAGTGTAGTATTTAGTAGTTCTAAATGTTTCTTCGCATATATTATGTAAGCATATTTCACAACGAACGCAAATAGTAAATTCTTTTTCTTTTATATATTCAGAGCATATATAACATATTCTTTGATTTTTATTGATAGTACTATCCCTGAACATTATATGTGGAGACATTAAATTTCCCATGATGTAAAATTATATAATTTTTATTTTATGTCCTACAATAAATCATTTTTAATTTTTAATAATTCGTTTAGTATATTTTTTTTTATATCGTGTTCCTTCTTTTCCGCACAAAGAAGGCCAACTTCTTGCAGTAGAACACAAGTAATAATCGTTGTCACGAACAACTCCGTCAACTAAATATTTTGAATTTTCATATACAAATAAAGAGCATTTTCCATATTCATTATTTTTTTCATTTGGTATAAAATATTTACAGTTAACACAAAATTTAGCTTTTGTTTCAAGTGAGTTTACAAAAACAAACATAAAGAATAGTGTAAATAAATACATGATATTTACATTATTAACAATGAGAATGTTTAATATGTTTATATAAACATTATATTATTTATTTAGGTCCAGATCCAATTTCAAGTGGAGGTCTCATGAAATCTGGTTCAATAGTACTTTGATTCCATGGTCCTACATATAATTGAGGATTAGGTGGTTCTGAACGGATTTGAAGATTTGCATTTCTCAAAGTTTGTCCAACTGTGTCAATACCAATATGGTATCCAGCTTTCAACAAGTTAACATTTGACAATTCACCTTTACCAGATGGGTTCAATTGTGCCCATTGATCATTTACATCTTTTGGTAAAAGTTCAGATGGATTTTGCATATTTGTTTGAGAACATGAAGGAGGTAGACCTTGCATACTGGTTTGGATACCGTTTGCAGATGAAAATGATTCATTGTGTCCAGATGAATCTGATGCTAATACATTATATCCAGTTTCAGAAGGGTTGGAATCTCCTGATGATGGATTCTTGTATTGTTGTGGCATAGTATCATTAGATTCATAACCATATGAACCTTTTGAGGATAAATAATTAGTAAATAAACTAACAACATAGGCAATAATTATAAGAACTAAAATTGCACCAATACCATAATCGTTCCATAGCTTTTTTAGAGATACGCTCATTATATAAAATTAATGATAAAATAATTTTTAGAATACATATTAATTTATTCTAAACATTCATTTAAATAAAAGTATTATCCTAAAATCTTTGTTTTAAAAATAATAACAACAACAATAATATTTATTATTTAAAAGTCTTCCAATTCACTTTCTGAAACTTCATCAATTTCAGCATCTATATCGCTTTCACTTTCATCTAAATTATCAATCATATACGTTTTCTTAATATTTTTTGCTTCTAAATATGCAATAATAGCATTTTTCTTAGCCAATTTAGCTTTTTCTCTTGCTGCTTTATAAAGTTCATAATAAACTTCATTGGGTTTTTTTAAAGTTATTGTATCATTCTCAGAACTTTCTAAATTATCATCTTCTAAAGAGAAGTTTAGATCTACTTCTTTTAATTCAAGATTATCTTGTAGTTCTTCTGTAATAAATTTTTCGTTGTCGTTATCTAGTTTTTCTCCTAAATCTAATTCTAAATCTACTTCCATTTTCATATTATTGTCATTATTCATATTATTTTCGGTAATATCATTGTTAGTATTGTCAATGTTGCTAATATTGTTATCATCGGTATCCGAAATGGTATTTATTTTCAAAATAGTGGATGCACCAGATAAAGTATTCTTTTCTAAAGAATCATTGTCTGCATTAACTAAAGAATTATCTTGTTTTTGAATCTTATTAGAATTATAAGTTTTAATTAAACAATTATCAAATAACGGTTCATTATCTAAAACCATTGCTTGTCGCAATTCAATATCAATTTGAAAATTACGTGATGTAAATTTTATGCCTTGTATTTCTAAAATAGATATAATGTTGGTATCCTCTTTAACGTCTTCAATAGAAAGGGGAATTTCATTTTCATTGTAAATCTTTATAATTGGTTCATTATTTGCACCAATTTTTATATTTGTTCTTACTAAATAATATTTTCCTGATTTGTATATACGTACAACTGAGTTAAAAGCGGTTTCTACATCATTTTTATCAAGTGAATTTTGAAACCACGATTCACTTTTGTCAAATATTAATTTTTGACAAGTTTCTTCTAAATTTTCAAACCATTGAATCAAGGATTCAGAGTTATTGTCAAACATAAGATCACAATAATATTTTTTTCCAGATTTTACAAACCCTTGTCGTGTTAAACTGTTTGTGGTTTGTATATATAATGGTTTATTATTGTACAATATTTTTGTAAAATAAGCACCCCCTTGAATACCAATTGGATGTGCTAAAGATAATTTAGAAAAATCAAAATTATTATTAGGCTCAATAATATTATCCATATTATTTCAATACTATATTTTTTAAATATTTATAAGACGCAATATATAATATAAATTAAATTACCAATAATATAATTTATATAATTTATATAAAATAATAATCTCTTTTATGAAAGAAACCATTGTTCAACAATGTTTAGATATTTTAAAGAGAGAAGATGTAAAAAAAGAGTGTAAACTATTACTAAAACCAGTTTTAGATTTTATTCTATATGAAATTAATCCTTATATTTATATTACGGTAATTTTGGTTTTTATGATATTTATCATGATATTAATAATATTATTAATTTTGTTATTTATTTTAAGAAATAAATTATTTACTAATTAAATACATTATTTAGCATATTCAATAAATTATTTTAGTTCGTTAATATATAAATGGGAAAAAGATACAGTAGAAAACATACAAAAGGTGGATCTTACAGTTCCGCAAGTTCATATAATGTTGCAGTAAATGGTGACGCTAATGCCCAATTTGACAGAACATTTTCACAAGCTGGGCCTTATGCATCGGTACCCGGAAATACATTAATTGGTGCTCAAGGACAAAATTCCAATGTTGTTGGAGTACCAAAAGACTTATCTTTGATTCAAAGTGCTGGTTCTAGAAAAAGAAGACAAAGAAGTAGTAAAACACATAAATCTCATAAATCTCATACTAAAAAAGCAAGAGGAGGATTTATTGGACCATTGGTAAACGAGGCGATCGTTCCTTTTGGAATAATGGCTATGCAACAAAATTACAAAAAGGATAAAAAACTACGAGGAGGATTTTTAGGACCGGTATTGAATGAAGCGATCGTTCCTTTTGGAATTTTAGGAATGCAACAAAATTACAAAAAAAATAAATCACTGAAAGGAGGTTTTTTAGGTCCTGTACTAAACGAAGCAATCGTTCCTTTTGGAATTTTAGGAATGCAACAAAATTATAAGAAAAAATAAATTTATTATAGCATAAATAAATTAATATTATTGATTAAAATACATAATATTAATACTCGTTATCATACATTATTAAAAATGTCTTTACCCTTTCAGCGTACATGTTTTTAGGTTGATTATTTTCATCAGAGTTAAAATGTTTATGTATTTCTGAAAGATTATTTTTCTCTCTAAAAGTTCCTGTATCGTCTCTTGGTAGTAATAATTTTCTATTAGTAAAAGTTTCTTCTGATTGATAAAAATAATGTGCTATGTAAATAGGTGAATTATAATATTCAATTGCATAATCATTACTGTGATATGGGTCATTAATTGTTGAATTATTTATCCCATAATATTTCTTTTTATTTTTGATTACATAATAATGTGGATTTCCCGCATTTATTATTTGTGATGGACGAACAAATGATTTCAAATGATCATTTAAACGTAATTCAGACCTAGTATAACTTTCTAACATTAATCCGTCAGGATCTTTTTTCAAATAATTAGAACCAAAAAATAGCCAATTAATCCCTAAAGAATCAGCATGATTATAAACGGATAAGAAATGTTTGACCCCTGTAAATTTATTATTTAAAATAATAAACTCATCTGCGTCTAAATAAATCATCCAATCCATCTTTAGAAAATTGGCAATATCACGTGCTTTGTTCATTAATGTAGTTTTAACGGAATTATTGATATATGATACATTAATTATTTTTACACGTTTATCAAAATTTTTAAATACCTTGACGAGTGGTATTTTTGATTTATGATCATAAATAATTATTTTATCAAATCCAAGTAATAAATGATGAGCAGCCCATTCTTTAATATGTTTTTCATCACGTGCATTAGTAAATAAACATACTTTTTTACATGTTGTATTATTTGTATTATTTGTATTATTTGTATTATTTGTATTATTTGTATTATTTGTATTATTATCTCCAATAGAATTGCCATTATTTAAAGTAAAAATAGTTTGTGTTTGGATATTCATAATTATTTAAATTATAATATTATTTTATAAATGAATTTTGAACAAACAATTAATCAATGGATATTATTAGATAATCAACTTAAGATTTATAGTGAAAAAATAAAAGAATTACGTGAAAAAAAACATCTTATTGAAGAATCATTAACGCAATATGCATCTAAAAATAATTTATCTAATTCAACAATAGAAATAAATGATGGAAAACTAAAATTTGTGAACAGTAAAATGATTTCACCATTAACATTTAAACATATTGAAAAATCTTTAGGAGAAATAATTAAAAATACAGATCAAGTAAATACCATTTTAAATTATATTAAAAAGAATAGAGAATATAAGATTGTAAATGAATTAAAGCGATATTATAATAAGTAATTAAATAATATTTCACATTATAATATATGAATAATATGAATTATATTGGTCCTGATGAATTAATTTATAATAATGACGGTGAAATCCATAGTAGTGGTTTCAGTGTAAATTCAATAATGATGAAAAATGGTTTGTCGCCAATTTTAACATTAAATCATAATAATATTAATTCAATACAATCGGGCGGAAGTTCTATCAATAAAGTTTCTGATTTATTCAATAATTTAGTTGTACCTAACTGGACTCTCTCTTATAATTATAAAAATGGTGTTGTATATGAAGGTGGCGATAATAATTTAAAATATCAACATAATACTGACGAAAAAGAAGATGATATTATAGAAGACACAATACATGATAAATTAGTGAATATGGCGAGAGCAGATGAAAATGAAATAAAAAGTAATATTTCAAATAAAAAATCTGTTACTAAGAAAAATCTTCACATTTTTTCATCCACAAAAAATAAAAACAGTATTTCCAAAAAAAATAGAAGAAAAACAAAGTAAATTAATCAAAGTAAAACTATAATTTATATAATTTATATAAATTATATAAATCAATATGTATTTTCACACAACTAATCATTATTTTGAAAAATTAGAAGATTTAGATGAATTAAATAATTTCAAAGATTCCGAAGATTCCATTGAAGAAAAAGATAATGATTGTTTGATTTGTTTAGAAATTAAAGATAAAACGGAAACGGACTGTATAAAATTACGTAATGATCTCTATATAAAGGCATGCTTATGTGATGGTTGGATCCACTATTATTGTTTAGATATATGGTATATTAAAAATCATAAATGTCCAATTTGCTTAATATTAATGACAAAAAATGAGTCTAAACCATTAGATGAATATGATATTACGAGCAATACTATTAGAACAATTTTTAATAATATTTATTCATTATTTAATAGTAAATTTATTTTAATAATATTTTTATTATCTTTATTTTTTTATAATATTCAATTTTTACTAGTAAAAACAGTTATTTTAATGGATCACTCATAAAGTTATACTTCTTCCCACATTTTGTAATTAAACGGAGACACTGATATATCTTTTAAATTACTTTTCCAATGATCCACTTTTTTTTGAAACTCAATGTCTTTTATTGTTCTAGGATATGGAGATGCAATTTTCATTAATTCTTCTTCATCTTGCGTCATAGGTGGTTTAATTCCATAACAATTTACACCAAATTTAATATCTGGATTTGCAATATAACCACCATTAATACCAGGACGTCCACAATCGTGTTCATGATCTTTAATATTTTGTAAATTATTATAAGTATTTTGTTGTGTTGGAAATAATGCCATTTGACCATCAGACCATCCATAATTACACCATTCGCCACCATGTTTGTATGATGATTCTATTTGTTGATAACTGGCTAATTCAGCATTGAAGGATTTACATACTGCTTTTGCATCATCATATGTGTAATGATTACCTGGAATATTAAACACTTGTTTTCTAAATTTTTTTTTGTGAAGTTCTTTTTTTAATTGTTCATTTTTTTCATCTATTTTGGCTTTTTGATTTACAACTATATCAACATGTGGTTGATTTGTAAACAAGTTTTTTAAATAAGCGGTTGCACTTATTCCAAAAAAATATTGAAAACTATTTACTAGAATAAAAATAATTACCACAATTATTATGAAAAAACCTAAAAAGCTTTGCGTGTTATTAGTTGGTTCTGAAACAAATTGTTCATTAGTATTTCCTAAAGATGAAAAGAATATTAAATAAAGTATTATTATTAATATTAATATAATGAAAATTACTGGATTCAAAACTAAGTTATTTAAATAATTATACATATTCAGTGGATCTGCAGTTGATGTAGTATTTACTTCCATAATATATATTATATATAGAGTATATAATATGAGTAATTAAAATTTTTTTCTATAAAATAGAACATACGCTTTTGCCGAAACCATTGCTTCTACTGATGACACCTCTACTACACTTGTATCATTGTAATGATACCATTTCCCATTTGCGTTTTTTACATAACTGGTATAATGGCCGCCAAAAACTGTACCACTATGATTACATATACCATACAACTCATATACATATGATTTTTTTTTGTAACCTATCACGTAATTAGACAAATCTAAATTATCCAATGGAAAATCAATGAAAATTTGATTCTTTTGATTTTTGGAATTGAATCTTTTAAAATCTATTACTAAAATATTTGGAAATGACCAAAAAGATATTTTTTTTCTAATATTCATCAATTCTTTTGTTTCATCATTTAACCACGCATTTTCATTCTTTAACTCTTCGCCTTCAATGTATAAGTTTAAACAATCTATTAAAGTTGGGGTTGTATTACCTAATGGAATAGGTAAATCAATCATAAAATAAGGTTCAGGATTTTGACGTATTACTTTACCTGTATCTATACATATTATTTCGGAAACATGAACTGCATAAAAAATATTCCATATTTCTGAATATTCTTTTGTATACATTTTTTGTATCATATTAAAACATTTAATAGCTAATTGATCAGTTTCATTTTCGGGAGTTCCTGATATATGCATTTTTATTTCTCTCGCCAATGAGTTATGAAAACAATCTATCAAAAATAAAATAAACTCTGCCACATCATTCTGCTCAAAACCTGCAAAATTATAAATAGATTTCATTTGAGCGATTGCTTGAATAGTTTTGATAAACTTATTAGGACTTACTATACAATTAGTATCCCATAACATTTTTCTTAAAGCGTTCCATTCCACTAAGGTAGCTGAATCGTATTTTACTTGAATTTTTTTTAAAACTATTTCATTATTTAATAACTCATTTAATTCATATGTGTGAGATAAGATTTGCATACATGAATTAATAAAACAAGTATTTCCTAAATTAGCTAAACCACTCAAGCCTTTATTTTTGTAATTATTATAATTTTCAATTGTTTGTTCACTCATTTAACTTTACTTTAAAAATATTGTTATATATTTAAACTTATTTTAAAGTTAATATTTAAAATAATATTTTCCTATATATTATAATATGGCAAGTAATACATTCAATGATTTGAGTAACTCTGATATTTTATTTATTAATATTTTGAATTCTATTTATAATGACAATTTAAGAATTATACACCATTTAATGGATCATAATGATGAAATTATTGGTACATTAATGAGTATTATGAATAATAGGAGAAGAAATAATAATTCTACTTCTAATAGACATAGACACAGTAATAACGTCAATATAAATAATACAAATAGTTACACTAATCAACGAAGAATGTTTATTGATAATATACCATACTATTTAGATAATATGCAATTATTTACATTACCAACTTCAAACACAGAGAGAAATTCTAGTAATCGTAATAATTTTTCAAATCCAAATTTCACAAATCAATTTTCAAGAATTTTACATTCTTTTTTAGAACCAGTAAATATATCTCCAACACAAGTACAAATTCAAAATGCTACTAGGAATATAGTTTATGGAGATATTCTAGATCCGATTAATAATAGTTGTCCTATTTCATTGGAAACTTTTACAGATACATCCAATGTTACTATGATAAGACACTGTAGACATATATTTAATACAAATAGTTTAATGTCATGGTTTGATAGTAACTGTAAATGTCCTGTTTGTAGATATGATATACGAGATTATAGGGTTAATACAAATAATGCAAATATAAGTACTACAGAAGAAGAAAGTATAAGTGATGAAGAAAATGAAATTAACACCACAACTAATAATAACACAAATACTAATAATAACACAAATACTAATAATAATAATATTAATGTAAACAATACAAGTAGATTTACTTCACAAACAAGAGGGAATATTAATCCGTCATTGAATAATATATTAGAAAATTTATTTAATGAAACTTATTTAGATTTGTCAGGAAATAATACAGATAATGTTATAGACAATACTTCTTTATTGACATTATTATATCCATTAAATAGAAGGAGAGAACCACGAAGATAAAAATGATTTATTTCAAAAGATATAAAGGTTTTACGTTGTAATTCATATATAATGGAAGAATATCCAAGACATTATAAAAAATGGACTATAAATGAGATCATTCAATTACAAAGAGAATATGAATTATTAAATTTGTCTATTCAAGAAATATCTAAAAATCATAAAAGAAGTATACGATCTATTTTGTGCAAATTAGAAAAAGAAAAATTCATATTAGACTGGTATCAAGCAAAAGGTTTTGAAGAATATGTAGTTTTTCAACCAGATTTATATGAATATTATTTATATTTACGTAATAATAATAATAATTTTAAAATTGATCACTATATTCTTGATCGCGATGATGAAATAAATAGTGACAATACTAGTGTTACAAGTAGCACTTCCGATGATGATAAAAAAGAATTACATGACGATAATTTATTTAGTGTAAGAAAAATGTTTTATACCATAGTTTCTTATTTTACTAATTAATCTAATTAAATTAAATTATATAAGCCATTATTTGTATTTTATATAATTTTACAATGTTATATTTTTTTTGTTAACATAAAGAATTTAGTAATACTTGTTACACCTTGTTTTTCATTATTTGTTTCCCTCAAATATTTATCAAATAATAAGGTTTTTATTTCCTTATTTCTTAAATCTTCAATTTTACATAGACACTTATCAGGTTCACCTTTATATTTTTTCTTAATAGATTCTACTTCTTTTTTATACAAAGATAGTTTTGTTATTTTTTTCTTTTGTAACTCCCAAATTTTCTCAAGAACAAGTGCAAATACTTGTTGTACAGGTTTCATTATTTGATTTGTTATATAAAACGAATAGTCAATTTTTAACCCTTGTTCTTTAATGTAATTAGGGGTTTCAATTTTATCTCCTTGTAAAGCTTTTTTATTATTTGTATTTATATAGACAAATGGAATTCTATCTCCTGATCCAGGCTTATTACCAGGGTCTCTAGCTGTTATTCTATCTGCTAGTACTTTGTGGGCGATTGATTGTGGATTTTTATAACCTGAACGTAATGATTTTGTGATAATTAATTTATCCATAGGATATTTTTCATCTACTATATTTTGTAATGATGTTTGTAAAAATTCTATTGCTCTACTAATGTTTTGTTCTTTCATTAAAATATCTATTATACCACCATAAATATCTTTTACTATAGGAGCATTATCTCGTCTTTTTAATACAATACCCATTTCTTTACGTTTACACTTATTAGGATCTGTTTCATAAAGCATGCCCACGTATCTTTTCTTGGATAGCAAACAAAATGGCATGAAGGTTTTTTCATATTCTAAATCATGTGGACCTTTTAGTAAACTAGATGCTAAATGTCCTGCCTCTTGCGCCAATTCAATAGTAATTTCTAATGCTTCTTTACCACGAATAGGTTTACCTTCTGGAGTCTGTAAATTAAATGTGAAGAATACCGAGTCCGTATTGTGAACAATTATGTTTCCTATTCCAGCAGCAAAATGGTGATTTTCGGTTGTTAAATCATATACATATCCTTCATATTGTATTTCTTGCATTTTTGTAATATTTTTACTACTTTTTTTCAACTTGTCAAGTATTATTATTACAGAATTATCTTTTTCTGCTGTAATATGATATTCAAAATGATTTTTACTATTTAAATAATTAATATATTTTGCAGCATTAATAATATCTTGACAATGATAAATATAAATAGAATTATTTTGTATGTATGGATTATCAATACAAATATCATTTAAACAATTATGTAGAAGAGGAGTTCCAACTGTAAGATCATTTGGTGTAATAGGATTAGCAAAAATATCTAATAAGGAATGATCGTCTGTAACATCTACTAACCCTTGATCAGTAGAAATCCTTACCATTTTTTTATGAGGAGCTAGACTATGTCTTATAACGCGATGTAGTGTTGTCCAACCTTTATCACTCCATGTTTCAATACCTTCTAATTCACAAAACTCTTTTTCTTGTTTTCCAGGTTCTGTACAAGTAACCCATTTATTATTACCATATTTTTCAGCTAAATTTTCAATTGTAACAATATCAATTATTCCATTATGTTTTACATAAACAGGTGTGTAATTTGCAACACTGTCGCCATATATATATTCGGCTTTTGTTAAAACCGGACCGTGATCTTTTGTATTACAAATCGCATCTCCATAACATTCTTCTATAATTTTTTTAGCATATGTTAATAAAAGTCTACCTGTTGCAGTAGTACAAGCCGCAATGTCTTTTTCATAAAATGTACTTGTTTTAGCACCACATTGACCATACAATGAATTTGCAGTTACTTTATACCCTAATTGTCTTTTGTCCAATACATTCTTCATGAACTCATCATTTTGTTGTGGTATTAATTTACGGGTTGATTTTCTAGCAATCAATAGTTCTTCTAGAATAGAAGGCATAATAGCTTTTCCTTCTGGGAATTGTGCGAATCTACATATTTTTGTTCCTGATTTCACTTTTTCAGCGGCAGATTTTGGCGTTTTACGTATATATTTGAATGTGTCGTATGTTATATTTACATATTCATAACCAGGTAAATTATCATATATAAACTTTCCGTCATCATCTTTTTCACCCCATTCTTCTATTAAATTTCCAGATAGATCATATTCATGCGTCCAAACTTTACTATCATGTGAAAGATTTTCACTAATCATGGAGCTCGGATATAAAGATGCATAATCTACACATGCAACTGGATTGTCCAAATATAAATCACATTTGGGATCTAAGACAATTGCACCTTCATACCCTTCATCTAAATCTCCTTTTTCAATAACAGGAATTAATGTACGTTTTTCCCGACATTTCTTTGCAACATAACTGGTAAGTTTTATTCCTTGACCTCGCATTACCAAAAAGTTGATTGGTACACTACAAATTTTAGCCATCTCTATAAAACCAGTTAAAACATCTACTTTGTTGAATAAATAATGAACTAAGTTACAATCTTGAATACAGTATTTTGCAATGACTGATCTGTCATCGGCAGTTCCGTTTGTCATTCTAAAAATATCTTTTGGTGTTACATCATCTTTTGCTAAACACCAACGAACCTTTTTATTCATATCTGGGTTAATGAGTCCATCAATTTTAAATTTAGATTCTTCTTTATTTATAGAAGTTACTTTGAATTTTGCACCATCCTCATAATAATCAACAGAATGTCCAATTTCTTCTAAGTGAATAAAACTTCCTTCTAATAATCCGGTTAAATTGGTAGTTTTAATTTCTGTTTTAAAACCAGTATGTTCAAAACTTTTAATATAATCACCTATAAAATGACCTGCGACATAGTCCAATTTATACGAAGTTAAATTTTCTTCTCGTCGGAAGAAATTATATAAATCTACTTGCAACCGACCATTCATCTTGATAAATTTTAAATCATGTTGCCCACTAGCAATTTGTATAGTGCTTTCTTCAATTTTTATTCTATTGGTTTCTTTGTCTTTTGTACCACAAACTTCATCATTGTTTCGTGATAATTTTAAAAATTCATTTACACAACCAGTTTCTTCCGCGCGCCTAAACATGAACTCATAATCAAACCCAAATATATTATAACCAATAACAATATCTGGATTTTCTTTTTGAATCAGTTTTTGCCAAGCTAATAATACTTCGCGTTCTGTATCATAACTTTCAACTATACTGTTTTGAATTGGAATATTAGAACAACTATTTAAAACAATACAATGATTTTTATATGGTTCTTTATCTCCATAATTCATAAATGTGGAACCAATAAATGTTACCTTATCACCTTCTAATTTTGGAAAATTAATATTTAAAGAATTGTTCAATTCAAATAGTTTGCCTTCGCGTTCATAATTTTTATCACATAAAATATCTACAATAGTAGCTTTGACGTCATTGTATTGTTTAATATGTTTCTTATGATTATATTCATATTCATCTTCGCCTTCCTCCAAATGATTCATTTTTTCAAACATTTCTTCAATAGTTAGAGACTCTGTATTTGTATTAGTGTTTTTATTTACTGTACGTACACTAGTTTCCAACCATTTTTCACACATATTTTCTACATCTTCTTTTGTTTTTGGTACATTTTTTGGATATACTAAATCTATGTTGTTCATATTTTCATATCCAAAAGCAGTCAATATAATTCGTTGCAATATATTTTTACATAGTTCTTTTGTTATATCCATTTTAAGAGTTTCAAAATATTCAATAATATTGGTTGCTAATTTTTTGTAGGATTTTATAGGAACCGGAAAATCTCCATGACTACTACTGGCTTCTATATCAAAACTCATTATTTTATAAGGAACCCGAGTTTCCTTATCATTTAATGCAATAATATGTTTATAATTTACAATGTATTCATAATTACATGTTGTTTGCTTACTATCAGAAGTAAGTTCAATAGTTTTATTTTTTGGCATTGCTATCCAACCAGATGGACTAATATCACGGATATGAAATAAACGAAGTAATGGTGGAATATTTGCTTCGTACAATTTTATATTTGTATTTTCAAAAGATAATCCATCTTTAAATAGTTTGTGACCTTTGTTATAATCAGTATACCATAAATTTTTGACTTTATTATAAACATTCATATTTTTAAATTCTAATTTGATAAATTTATGTTCTTTTCCTCCGTCAAAACCATATAATTTTTTACGTTTAATAATTAAACATTCGGTAATAGAATTTTCATAATATTTTCCAATCTTTTTTTTGATAAATGTGAGAAAGTTATTTTTCGTTACAGTGTTCCATTTATCATTTACCATAAGATAAAAGAATGGTTTAAACTCTTCTACACGTATTGAACATGTTTCACCTCGTTCATTTAATCCAAACATTTGAATAATAAACTCAGATGAATCCGTTTTTGGTTTGTTAACATCACTTCCTGAATCACTGTTTGCACATTCTGTTTGATTGTAAACATTGAAATCAAAAACTCTGAAAATGTGTTCCATTTTATTTAATATATATTGTATCATAATTTTATCTCATTTTATCCTTTTCATTTTTATTTTATTTAGACTAAAATATTATAAATAAATAGTTTATTTATAATATATGAGTGGTAAACCAATTATAGCGGTAGCAGTTTTTAATTCAGATAAAATAAAAGGTGTTGTTCATTTTGTAGAAGATTTAGATAATCACAATGTAATTATTCGTATCCATATTAATGGACTTAATAAAAATAGTTTGCATGGGTTTCATATTCATGAAGCTGGAGATTTAACGGATCAATGTACTAGTATGTGTGCACATTTTAATCCTTATAACAAGACACATGGTTGTCCAGGTATGAAAGAAAGACACGTTGGAGATTTGGGTAATCTTAAAACTAACTCAAAAGGAGAAGCGAATTATACTATGGTAGACGATTGTATAAAATTACGTGGAACAAAATCTAATATTATTGGTCGTGGATTGATAATTCACGCAGAACCGGATGACTGTGGGTTGGGTAATGAGACAGATAGTTTGACAACTGGACACGCAGGAAAAAGAATTGCATGCGCAGTTATTGGTTATGCAAAGGAAAATTATGTGTAAATTTTTGGAAAATTATTTTCTTTTGTGTGTCTTACGTTTTTTACTTGATTTCAATTTCTTAGTTTTTCTTTTAAATAAATTTATTTTTTTTCTTCCATATTTACAATGTTGTTTTTGAGAAAACCCTTTGGGATGTTTGCAATTAATCATTCTTTTATATTTTAGTGTCCATTTACCCCCGCGCATTTCATTTGGAGATATTGTAGAATCAATCCATTCTACAAAGGAGTCAATAGTTCTATCTTTGTTGTTAATATCAGAATCTTCATAATCTGTGTACGTTTTTCCTTTATTAGTTATGTGATATATGGCTGGAAAACCATTTGGTTCAATATTTAAATTTTTAAATTCTTTCATAAGGGATTGATCAACATCTGCAATGATAACATTATCATCGTATTTATCCGATAACACATTTTCTAATTTTTCCCATTCTGGTCTGGTAGCATTACATGGACCACAACCTTCCAAATAAAATAATACAAAAATATTTTTCTCTGTATTCAAATATTTATTCAAAGAATCGGTATTTTCTGTTGTAGGATCAATATGTAAAACAATCATTTAATATTTAACTTAATTAGTGTTATAATATACAAATAGAAAATATAAATAATATATATATAAATTTATATATATATATTATATGACGTTATTGACATTATTATTTATAATAGTATTTTTAATAGGATTATATTTTTACGCAAAAACAAGTGACCCTAAATATAATGAAGGATTAACAAATAATAATAATAATGAAGTAAGATGTCCTAATTTACTTATTCAAAAAGGTTCTAGATTTTATCTATATAATTCAAAAATTAAACAAGTGCCAGGAGTCAATCCCGTAGAATTTGATAATTTAGAAGATTATACAGAATTTTTAGATTGGCAAAGAAGTTATGGTATTCGTTGTCCTGTTCTTTATTTACAGCAAACATATGATACACAAGGAAATTCTGTTTACAAAGTAAGACCTAGTGTATCTGATTTAAAAGGTGGTCTACCTCCTTCTAGTATTTTATCAACAACCCCAAGTGAACAGGGTAATATGGCGCCGAGTATTGGTAGTTCTGTTGGTAACTTAATTAAAGAGGATTCTTTGAATGTAAATATAACTCAACGTGCACCACCCAACCCTACATTATTAGTAGACGCCACAAGAAATGACCCACCTTATAATAAAAATTCTTATCCAGCATTTGATCCTTCACGATACTATCTAGGTACAACTACACCTTTAGACAAAATTATTAGTAAAGAAGAACACATGTTATACAGTCCTAATCCAATGGATACTAATTGGGGTGGATCTGAATTTACACAATCATTAATTGATCAGGGATATTATAAAGACAATGAAGTTATGATTAGGGTTTAATACAAAAATATTATTTTACAGTTGCATTTGTCACGTAAAATAATATAATATAATTACTTAGTAGAGTCTACAAATTTCATTACGTTATTTAATGCAGTCTTTGCAGTGCTTAATTCATTTAATTTGGCAAAAGATGGCATTGGATTAGAATTATCAATATTTAATACTGTTTTTAACATCATAGTATTTATTAAATCATCTACATTTAATATTGTATTTTCATAATCACTTCTATATTTACTAATTAATAATTCATCCAGATTTTTAATAGTAACAGATTTAATATTTGCAGCATAATTTTTTGCACTGCCTGCAATACCATTGGAACTAGAAACAGACGGAGTATTATTTTCTAACCCTTCTTTAAAATTTAAATTTCTAAATATGTAATAAGCAATAAAACAAATGAAGAGTACTAAAAGTAAATTAAGAATTTGTTTGTCCATATAATTCTATTTTAGATTATTATTTTTTTAATAAAAATTTTATTAAATTTGTTATGGAAGTTTTTGTTATTTTCCTGGTTTGACCTTTATTATTTGTATAGCAAATGTCATTTAAACAATTTGCATTTTCTTCTAAAGATTTTATTAAATTTACAATAGTTTTGAATTTTTCTATTATATGAATCGCTGTATTTGTACTGATACCTGGAATTTGACATAACATAATTTCATCAATATTATCTGTTGTAATATTTTCTTTTTTTGTTTTTTTAACAACACTTATATAATTTTTATCTTCTTTGCTATTTGATGTAGTGTTTTCTTCAATATGTTCAATTTCAATTAAATTATCACTACAAACTTCGTTTTCAATAGGTTCTTCGCTTTTATTTTTTGAGATAGGTTTATTAGAATAAAAACCTTTTCTATCTACAGTTTGACCCTTCATTAATTTCATTGTACAGTTGCATATAAATAAAGCTGTTTCATCTAAATTAAATGTTCTTATCACGGAGAATCCTTTGTAATAATTGAGAGAGAAAATGGCAGAATATAATGTGAGTTTTTCAAATTTAGATTCTCTAAACATATTCATTTTATTCATGTCTCCCTCTATTAAATACATAATGTTATGATTGTGTAGAGTATTACCATTTAAGCGGAAGGATTGTTCTTCATAGCGACCATCCTTTATACTGGATAATAAATCAGCAACAGTTTTTCGCTCTATTATTAAAATATCTTCATTGTTATTACAAATTATAATATCACCAATAGGCAAATTTTCTGTCAAAACTTTTAGATTCTTAAAACTAGGAATATTAGAGATGTAAAACAATATTTTTTCTTGTAATTCCTTCTCACGATAATCTATTTTAATAAACATTTCCAATGATTAAATAGTTTAATAAATTGTTATTAAATTATTTTATTACTAAATAGTATTTTTATTTAATACTATGTTTAACCCATATTACCACCAATAGTGGCTCTGTATCCGTATTTTTGTGTTTGAATAGTGAAATTTGGAACACATTTTGTTGGAAGAGATTGTGGGGCTCTTCTTAATGTAGGATTACTTTGCATGAAAAACCCCTGACGAGAAACGATGCCGGCCTTTTTGGCAGTTCCACCGCACACGTTCGTTCTATTGCATATGCTAGCGGCATTCCTGGCGCTTTTACTTGAATTCATCAGTACCATTTTTATATACTACAAAAATATTTTATTTATTATAGTTGTGTGTTAAAAATATTTTATTCCTCTAAATATTTGAAAATAAAATTTTTGGAAGTTTTTTGTTTCTTATATAAAACGGCTTTTATTCCACTTGTACAAATATTCAAAATATCTCCTGCCTCTTTTATTGAATTAAATTTATTAAGTTCATTCATTTCTAAATCATATTGTATAATTGGCCTAGTATATTTTTTCTTGATATTGTTAGTATAATTGTGTTTATTATTTTCGGAACAAGTTACCCATTCTAAATTTTCTAAACAATTATTTGTTTTATTACCATCAATATGATTAACAAAACATTTATTTCCAATATTAGGAATGAACATTAAAGCAACCAGACGATGTAAAGAAAATTTTTGTTTATTAACTCTTACATAAATATATCCACTATGATGTGGTTTATAATATTTCATAATAATTCCCTTATTATTTTTGAATCTTCCTAAATTAGATATGTAGTAATTATCACATTTAAAACCTTCTATTTTAATTTCTTTCCATATCTCATTTTCATAAGAAATTTGTTCTTCCAATCGCCATTTATAACCAAATGATGATTTATATATTCCTCTTATTGCATTACTTACATTTGTTCTACCAGAATGAACATTTTTTGCTAAATTATTATTATATAACCATATACCTGCAGTTTCAATAGAGTCATATTTTTCTATTACGTTATTTGTATTTTTATCAATTCTGTAAACAGATTTATTTTGATTTGTTGTTTGAATTAATCCTTTGCATTTATGTAAATTATTTTCTAAAGGTGTATTCCATTCAAGATTAGTAACATTATTATTCAATGGGTTTTTATCAATATGATTAACGTGGTGTTTATTCTCAGGGTTTGATATGAATGCTAATGCTACAAGTCTATGAATTGGAAATGTTTTTACTTTGCTATTTTTGGACATTCCAACTATAACATATCCGCCTGATATACAATTTTTCAAAAGTCTACCAGTTTTTATATTCTTTACTCTACCTAAATTACTAACCTCATAATTTTCAAAACCGTCAATCTTTATCCAGTTTTCATTGTCCTCCATATATATTACAAACCATTTTATTTAAGCTATTTTCTAAAAAATAATATATTAATTGCGCTTAAATAATTCTCAAACCCACTTAAAGCCATGATCAGAAGTATATACAACGTAATGACAGATAATAAAATAGCTCATGACGATGACATCATTAAAACTGAAGAGGGCTTAATATTTAATCCATTTAATCCGTTAAATATTAAGATCACAATAGATGAAGTAAAACAAATTCTTTCTAAATATGGCATACCTCCTACAATAAATAATATGGCACTTTATGAACGCGCATTTGTTCATAGATCTTATACAAAGAGACCTAATTTTGAAAATATTGCACAAAACATAACTATTGTAGAACGTCCTTCAGATTGTATGCCATTAAGCAGTAAATCCAATGAACGTCTTGAATTTTTAGGAGATGGTATTTTAGAATTGGTTACAAAATATTATTTGTACAGACGATTTCCCAAGGAAAATGAAGGATTTATGACAGAAAAGAAAATAGCTATTGTTAAAAACGAAGCTATTGGAAAAATTGCATTAGAGATGGGTTTACACAAATGGTTAATTATATCTAAACACGCAGAGGAAAAAAAAATTCGGACCAATTTAAAAAAATTGGGTTGTTTATTTGAGTCATTTTTAGGAGCACTATTCTTAGATTTTAATAAAATTACAGTGAAAGATCAGGATGGTTGGTTTCAAAGTATGTTTGTAACTGGTCCAGGATTTCAAATGGCACAAAAGTTTGTGGAAAATATCTTTGAAAAACATATTGATTGGATATCCTTAATTACCAATGATGATAATTATAAAAATATTCTTCAAGTGAAAATACAAAAGGAATTCAAAGTAACGCCACATTATTTAGAAATTGAACACGATACTGAATTAGGATACAAAATGGGTGTTTATTTATGTCTAGGTCAACCAATTCACAGTGTAACACATAATGATTCTGTTCATATTTCTTATTTTAAAACCTATAAATCTATTCATGATTTCGTTGCAGAAAATAGTAAAATATTTTTATTTATGGGAGAAGGACAACACAAAATCAAACGAAAGGCCGAACAAATTGCTTGTAATGAGGCAATCAATTTTATTGAAGAAAATAATGGAAATATGGAACTATGTGAAATTGGTGAAGAATAAATATAAAAGCATAAATTTATTCTATTTAAATTATATAAGCATTAACAAATGAATCCTTTAGAAAAAATAAAACAAAAATTAATGTCTAAACCAATTTTAAATGAATTAAAACCTGTTGTAGTCGCTATTAGACCACTAGAAGAAGGTGAAATACCAGAACAACAAGAACAAAAAGAGGCAACTAAAATGGTAATCATAGACGAAAATAATAAACATTATAATCGTAATGATTTTTTATTAAAATTGGCTGAAAATAAAAAAACGAAAGTTAGAGTTAAACCATTATTAGAAAATGTGGAAGCAACTAAACAAATAGAACCAATACCTGCACCTGAACCAATGCCTTTACCTGTACCTGCTAAAAAGGTAAAAAAAATGGCAAAAAAAACTCTTCTTATAATTGAAGAAGACGAAGATAATGAAAAAATCAACGCAGAAGAATTACCTGGTGTAGAGAAGGCTGATGTTATTACTGAAAAAAATGAACCAGAACCTGCGAAAATGCCTAAAAGGGGACGTACTACTCAAAAAATAGAAAGAGGTATTGCAGTATTAGGACCAGAAAATGTAGTAGAAATCGGCGACACACCTTTATCTCAAAGATTAGCAAAGAAAGAACCTCCTGTTATCATAAAGGTTTCTAGTTATTACATGAACAATCGTGAGATTTTTGTAAATTTTATAAACTCTTTATTTGAACCATACAAAAAAGAACTAGAAAAAATGAATGCAAATATTTCTTGTGACACAATCGGTAAAGATAATAAAGAAGATGCAGGGTTTTCTCTTTTAACACATCAAAAAATTGTAAGGGACTATTTGAATCTATTTACACCATATCGTGGATTATTACTATACCACGGTTTAGGTGCGGGGAAATGTCACAAAAAAGGCACGCAAATTATAATGTCAAATGGAGAAATAAAATTAATAGAAGATATTAAAGTTGGAGATTTATTAATGGGAGATGATTCTACGCCTAGAACAGTGACTTCTTTAGCAAGAGGTCGCGATAAAATGTATGACATTGTTCCAGTAAAAGGTGAAAAATATACTGTAAATCAAGAACATATTTTATGTCTACGTGCTTCAGGATTTCCTAAATTATCATGTAATAATCATAAATCAAATACTAATTTTAATGTTCAATGGTTAGAAAATAATATTTTTTGTTCCAAAACATTTACATTCAAACCAAACGATAATAAAAATAAAGAAGAAATGAGAACTCTCGCTGAAGCATTTTTTAAAAATATACAAAATAATCCCAAGACAAATGATAATGTACTTGAGATTGCTGTAAAAGATTATTTACATTTGTCAAATAAAAAAAAAGGGTTTTTAAAAGGCTATAAAGTTGCGATTGATTTTCCTGAAAAAGAATTACCAATTGATCCATATATGATTGGTTATTGGTTAGGTGATGGTACCAGTAGTGGTGCTTCATTAACAAGTCAAGATTCAACAGTTTTATATTATTTTGCTAAAACTCTTCCAACTTATAATTTATCATTGAATTATTCATATGGATATACTTATAATATAAGTGGTAATGGTAAATATCATAACAATATTTTTTTAAATACATTAAAAGGTTTAAATTTGATAAATAACAAACACATTCCCATTATTTACAAATGTAATTCTAGAGAAAAACGTTTGAAATTATTGGCTGGATTAATAGATAGCGATGGTTGTTTATGTAATAATGGAGGTTTTGAATTCACTCAAAAAAATGAGAAATTGATGGATGATGTTATATATTTAGCTCGAAGTCTAGGTTTTTCATGTTATAAAGCAAATAAGAAGACTTCTTGGACTTATAATGGAATAAAAAATTATGGAACTTCTTGGAGAATTCATATAAATGGTAAAGGTATTGAGGATATTCCAACAATTATTCCAAGAAAGAAATCTGCAATAAGACAACAAATAAAAGATGTTCTTGTTACAGGAATTTCGGTTGAATATGCAGGTGAAGATGATTATTATGGTTTTACATTAGACGGTAATTGTAGATATTTAATTGGTGATTTCACAGTAACTCATAACACTTGCAGTAGTATTGCAATTGCTGAGGGTATGAAGGACACAAAAAAAATAATAATAATGTTACCAGCCTCTTTAAGAACCAATTATATGGAAGAATTAAAACATTGTGGTGATTCTTTATATAAAAAAAATCAATATTGGGAGTTTGTATCTATAAAAACAAATCCAGAAGCAATGAGTACTTTATCAGCAGTTTTAAATTTATCACAAGATTATATACGGAAACAACAAGGCGCTTGGTTTGTAAATATTACTAAACCATCTAACTATGAAGATCTTAGTTCACTAGAAAAAAAATCGTTGGATAATCAACTTAATGAAATGATTCGTAATAAATATACTTTTATTAATTATAATGGTTTACGTTTAAAACGTTTGGAAGAACTTACATCTGGGTTTACGAAAAATTTGTTTGATAATGCAGTAATAATTATTGATGAAGCTCATAATTTGATAAGTAGAATTGTGAATAAAATTAAAAAAGAAAAACTGATTCCAGAAAATGAACGGGGTGAAAAAGAATATTCACCTAAATTTCTTGCCGTAAAACTATACGAGTACTTAATGACTGCAAAAAATGCACGCATTGTATTATTGACTGGTACACCCATTATTAATTATCCAAATGAATTTGGAATACTTTTTAATATTTTACGAGGTTACATAAAAACATGGAATTTTACATTGAATATTAAAACCACTAAAAAAGTTGATAGAAATTCACTTCAAGAAATGTTGATAGGAGAGAAAACCTTGGATTTTTTAGATTATTCGCCATCCAGTAAAATTCTAACCATTACACGAAACCCTTTTGGGTTTAAAAATAAAATAAAAGAATCTAGTGGATATAAAGGCATTTCCAATGTGAAAAGAGATGATTCTGGAAGTAACATTTTGGATAGTGAATTTATTAGTGACGATGATTTTGAGAGAAAAATTATTAATATATTGAAAAAGAACGATGTTGAAGTAATACCACAAGGTATTAAGATTAAAAATCAAAAGGCATTGCCTGATGATTTTGATTTATTTGAGAATCAATATATTGATAGTGTTACAAAAAAATTGAAAAATGTAGATGCACTAAAACGACGAATTATTGGTTTATCTTCTTACTTCAAAAGTGCACAAGAAAGTTTGCTTCCAACTTTCAATAAAACACTAGGTGCTGATTATCATATTGTTAAAATTCCTATGAGTGATTTTCAATTTAAAATTTATGAATCGGCTCGTCGTGAAGAGAGAAAATTAGAGAAAGCATCAAAAAAACCACAGAAATTGGATGAATTATATAAAGAAGCTACTTCTACATATAGAATTTTTTCTAGATTGTATTGTAATTTTGTTATGAATGATAGACCTCTTCCAATGAGTAAAAAAAAGAAGGCCGAAGAGGTAAAGGAAAGTGGTGAAGATCGTGAAATAGAACAGCCTGCAGAAACAGATATCACGAAGTTATTAAAAGATGCGCGCAAAGAGGAAGTAAATGTAGATGTTAATGATGAAAATGAAGGGGAAGAAGAAGGGGATCAAATATTGGACAAAATAGGCGGCATTAGTTATAAAGAACGAATTGATGCGGCTATAAAGGACATTAAGGACAATTCCAATGATTATTTAACACCAGAAGCATTAGCACGTTTTAGTCCGAAATTTTTACATATTTTGGATAATATTAAAGACCCAGAATACATTGGTTTACATTTAGTATACAGTCAATTTAGAACTCTAGAAGGTATTGGGTTGTTTACTCTTGTTTTAGAAAAAAATGGTTTTGCTCGGTTTAAAATTAAAAAGAATGCTTCTGATATATGGGAAATAGATATTCCTGAAGCTGATATGGGTAAACCAACTTATGCCTTATATACTGGTACAGAAACCGTGGAAGAAAAAGAAATTATACGTAGAATTTACAATGGTGAATGGGATTATATTCCTACTAATTTATCTGCGGATCTAAAAAAAATTGCGCATAACAATAATATGGGTGAAATTATCAAAGTTTTAATGATTACTTCTTCAGGATCAGAGGGTATTAATCTTAGAAATACCAGGTATGTACATATCATGGAGCCTTATTGGCATCCTGTAAGAATGGAACAAGTAATTGGACGTGCAAGACGTATTTGTAGTCATAAAAATTTACCTCGTGCATTACAAACAGTAGAAGTATTTGTATATTTGATGGTTTTATCTGAGGAACAATTGAAATCAGATCATGCAATTGAATTAAAAAGAAAGGATTTATCCAAGGGTGATCCTAAGGTTCCTGTTACTAGTGATCAATTGTTATATGAAATTTCTGAAATTAAAGCTAATTTAACATTACAGTTAACCGACGCAATAAAAGAATCCGCATTTGATTGCTATATTTATTCTAATGGTAAATGTATGAATTTTGGTGATCCTACAAACACAAAATTTAGTTATGTACCAGATTATACGAATCAACAAAATGATGTTACTATTAAAGTTAACAAGAGAAAAATTGAATGGGAGGGAAAACCAATTACATTGAATGGAACAGAATATGTTTATAGAAGAATGAGTCCAAAATTATTGAATATTTACGATAAAAAATCTTATTTACAAGCATTAGAAAATCCCGATATGATTCCGGTTCAAATAGGCACATTGGAAATAAATGAAAAGGGACAACAAATTTTTAAGCCACTAGTAACATAAAGATAAAATAAATCCAAGGATTTCTTTTTCTTCAGCGGTCAAGTTATTGTAAATCATATTAATTTCGTATATTTTTGAAACTATATTTTCTTTTTTTTCCAAAATAAGAGATCTTGTTTTATATAATGTTTTTTTGTAATATTCGCGTAATATCTTTGTTTTATCGCTTGCAATATAAATGCGTAATAATGCATTACGTATTCGTAAATTATTTAAATTGGCTGCATTTGCTATTATTACAAAATTTACTATTATTAAAAAGAGTACAAAGATTTTCATTTGTATTTTCATGTAGTTAAATTGTGTATGTAGTAAATATTTGTATAATTTATTATTTTATTATACAAATTATTTCAATTTTTTAATTTTTCTAAAATCAAATCCAACTTTTCATTCATTTTGGAGATGTCATTTTTAATTTCATCAATTTGAAATTGGTAATGATAATTTTGATTTTTATTTTCATTCTTATCATTTGTATCATTATTAACAGTTACAACCTTTAGTTTTTTAAAAATATCAGACTCGTCTTCTTCATAAATCTCTTTTTCTTGTATAATTTGTTCATCTTCCCAATATATATGTTTATTAATATTGATTTTTTCATTTTTAATAGAAGTATCTTGTGGTTTTAACCAGTTTTCGTCTAAGCTAGAAGAACTGTTTTTATTCGTGTTATTAATCAATTCAATATCATAATTACGCTGGTCCTTTATTCTTTTTATTTCTAATTCTAATTCACTGATAGGTTCATCTATTCTATCACTAAAATTTGGGGTAGGTGGTACTGGTAATTTCATAGCATTAGTAAACTCTTCTTGTTTTTTGGTGAGTTCTTTTTCAAAAAGACTGATTCTATCATTATGTATATCTTCATATGTAATAGATTGTTTTATTGGTTCTTCTGGATGTATTTTAATTTTTTTATATTGAGTTTGTTGTGGTATATTATTTATATTTGTAGTATTATTATTGTTTGGTGTAGTAACTTTTATAACATAATTTATCATTAATAATATATATTTTTTATTTAATTCTATCAAAGATTTACAATTATCAACTTCTTTTAAATAAAAATCATTAATATTAGATTCAAAAATCTGTAAAAGATTATTTAGTTTTAATTCAGTATTACATAATTGTTTAATTAACGATTCATCTATTAACACGTCCCATAATAAGCGTATATTTTCTTTTTCTAAAAATTTTTTCATTGACATTATTATATTGTATTATATATAATATAATAAATTATACTTTAATATTTTATCCATTAATTATTTATAGTTGTTCATTAAAATATATTTTTCTGAAATTTTCCATGTATTTATCCTTTAATATATGAGTTTTTAAATAATGCTCTGTTAATTTATCTTCCAACATATGAGCAATAAAAAATATACTGTAAATTCCACATTCTGTATTTCCATATTGATGTTCTACTGGATGATTTTCATCATAAGTAAAATTAATTTTAGGTGTATAATCTTTACCTTGTAATTTAAGTCTTTCTACAAAATTTTTTATTTCGTCTGGTGCACTTCTACCTACGCTGTCAAAGAAAAAGATCTTTCCTTTTTTAATATTAATAAACATAGAAATCCAATGTTTACCTGGTTTATCATGTGTATCTGTGTTAAAAATAATACCAATTTTGGTTTTACCTTCTTTTATTTGTTGTTTCAGATTAAAATTACATAGTTCTTCCCAAACACATTCACCATAAATTTTTTTCTTGTCAAAATCTATTGGCGATGGTCCAATAAAATCAAAACATTTATACGCTTTTTCATATTGTTTCATCACTTTTATAATATCAATACTGGATAACCATTCATTCGGATTTTTTTTCCATTCACGTGGATATTCTGGTGCAAAAGAGTCTTTAAAATTTTCATCTAAGTTACCAAATTCATCTTTTTGTTTTAACCAACATGATTCTTTATTACATACATTACTCAAATAATTTGAAAGCAGCCTGTGTATTTCTTTACTATCATTACTTGTTATTTTTTCATCTGGGTGACGTAAATTCCATCTATCTCTTAATTTGAATAATGAAGTCTCCGTATAACAGGTAAAATCTTTTATTTCTTTCTTATCCTTTGGACTACAATTAATTTTATTTAATTTAACGTCATGGTTTTTTAATGTATGATTATGTTTTTTATGGTGAACAGTCTCTTTATTGGAATATAAACCACGTCCTTTTTGATGTAATTTTCTTGTTTTTTTTTTGTAAATTTTTTTATTACTTTTTATTCTGTGTTTTGTTCTCACCATACTCTATATCAATATTTTCTTTTTTCTGAATTCCTTTAATTCTTAAATTGGGATCTTGTAAATTAATTTCTTTTAATTTTGGTAATATTATTTCCTCTTGTTTTTTGGTAGAAGTAATTTTTACGAATTTGTCTAAATAATTTGGTATCTTTATTGAACGCATAAATAAACGATCTTTTTCTTGGTCATAATTATTTTCTGGTAAAATTAAATTCGTTGGGTTGTCATTATCATTTTCATTTAAAAAAGTTTTATATTCTTCTTGTATAATATCATTATTATCTATTACTTTGAAATATTGAATACATGTCTTAATAAAATTATCAAAACTTAATTTTATATCAGGATTAATTTCATTATAATTATCATCTTTTTTAATAAGTAGTTCTCTTGTTAAATTCAAAATTCTTTTTCTGTAAAACTTTTTATCTCTCTTATTTACAATTTTCTGTTTTTTAAATTCATGCATTTTTTCAAAAACTTCTTTGTTCACTAAGCAATCTAAAGTAATTTGGTTTATTATTTCTTCTGACATTTTATAATACTTGGTAATATGTTATATTATAAAATGTTACTATTTATTTTGAAATAGGACGACATTATTTTGAATCATTTGGATTCAAATCTTTGAACTGAGATCGTGTTGAGTTAGAAAACATATTTGTACCTATAATGTTTGGATTAGGATTCGGATTGAAACTATCAAACGTTTCATTTTTGAATAGTAAACTATGTCTTTGATTTGGAATAATTTCATTTGGATTAAAGGAATAATTATATAAATCACTATTACTACTTGGTACATAAACCGCTTGACTTGATTTTTGTAAAGCATAAATTTGATTTCTTAATTCAGATTCTTTATTAATATTAGATGCAAACCCTGACCATGGTGATTGAGTATTTCCTGGATTAAAAGTGGTATGTGGATTAAAAGTGGGACATTGGTTCATTTTTACTTCAATTTCTTTTCTTGGATCAACAATTGGTAAATAAGAATATTTTGTCATGACTGGTCTTACGTCTATATATTGCTGAAGCATTTGAGAAGGAACATTTCTATCATAAAGTCTTTTATTGGTTGTATTGTGAATATTAGAAACAGTTTCATCTTGCATTTTATTATTATTACAATTCATTTATTTACTATATATTATTATTTTTATTTTATTAATTGAATAAATTATATAAAGATTTACAATGATTATAAAATAACAAATGTGTGGTATATTTTCTATCTTAAACGGTGAAAAATATAATGAAGAATATTATAAAGAACAATTTATAAAAGGATCCAATAGAGGACCAGAATATTCTAAATTTATTTCTTTTTATAATGTTTTTCTGGGTTTTCATAGATTAGCAATTAATGGTATGGATGAATTATCTAATCAGCCATTTAATATAAATAATATTGTTTTAATATGTAATGGTGAAATATACAATTATAAATATTTATATGAACTAATGGATATTCAACCCAAAACTAATTCCGATTGTGAAGTTATTATTTATTTATACATGAAATACGGTATGGAACAAACTTTGCAAATGTTAGATGGCGTGTATTCTTTTGTATTATATGATTTAAGATTAGAGAATAATTTGGATAATTATGTTTATTTTGCTAGGGATCCATATGGTGTTAGACCTTTATATTTATTGAAAAGTAATCACACCATTGGTTGCGCTTCAGAATTAAAATGTTTAAGTGATTTTGTAAAAATGGATCCGAAAAGTTATACTATTGAACAGTTTGAACCTGGCACATTTACTAGTTATAAATTAGCTAGTTTGGCTTGTTCTAAATGGACGGTACAAAAAGAAAATCAACGATATATAACATCATCTTTTCCATATAATTTAAATTATTATAATTCTTATATGGATTCAACAATAAAATCAGAAAACTATGAAAAAAATATTGTTAAGTATTTATGTGATGCGGTAAAAAAACGTTGTTTAAATACAGAACGACCAATTGCATGTTTATTATCGGGAGGGCTGGATAGTAGTTTAATTACTGCTTTAGTAAATCATTTTTATAAAATGGAATATGGTTTGGATAAACAAATTGAAACTTACAGTATTGGATTAAAAGATTCAGAAGATTTAAAATATGCTAAAAAGGTTGCAACTTATTTGGGTACAAATCATACTGAAATTATATTAACAGAAAGAGAAATGTTTGAAGCAATTCCTGAAGTGATTTATGCGATTGAAAGTTATGACACTACTAGTATTCGTGCGAGTATTGGAAATTATTTATTAGGAAAATATATTTCCAAAAACAGTCACGCAAAAGTAATATTTAATGGAGATGGTTCTGATGAAGTATCTGGTGGTTATTTATATATGAAAAATTGTCCTGATTCTATTGAGTTTGATTGTGAAAGTCGTAGATTATTAAAAGACATTCATTTATTTGATGTATTAAGGTCTGATAAATGTATTTCTTCTCACGGCCTGGAACCACGTACACCTTTTTTGGATAAAACATTTGTGAATTATTATTTATCAATACCTCAAAAAGAACGTTTTGAAAAAAATAAAATTATAGAAAAATATTTTATACGTAACAGTTTTACATATGCAAATTTTGAAGATGTATATGGAAAACAAATATTACCTGATGAGATTTTATGGAGAAAAAAAGAAGCATTTAGTGATGGTGTAAGTGGTAAAGGTAGGTCATTATATATTATTTTACAAGAGTTTATATCTACTATTATGAAACTGGAAAATTATTACGAAGAAAATATAATTGATAAATATCCTACTAGCATAGAAACCGAAAAATTGTATTACAAAAATTTATTTGATTCTTATTATCCAAATTGTGAAAAAATTGTTCCTTACTTTTGGATGCCTCGTTATAGCGATGCAACCGATCCAAGTGCTAGAACGTTGACTATATATGATGATGAAAAAAATGACGTGAATATTGATAAAAATTGTATTAACTGATTTTATTTCTTAATGATTTATTTTTTGGTTTATTGTAACTTCTTTTACGTGTTTTTGCTTTGATACTGATTGTTTTTTTATTAAAAAAATCTTCTAAATAATACATAATTTTTTTACTTAGTATCTTATCAATATCGTATTCATGTTTATTTTTATCTATTGTTTTAAAATTATATAATTGTATATTTTTGTTCATGAATTCAATATATTCATTTTTTAATTTCGCAGTATTAATTAACTTACTAATACTATTATTAGATTCTAAAAATCGTTTATGCATTTCATTAAAATGCAAATCATAAATATATGGTTTAATGTTAATATAATAAACATTTTCATTTGCCATTTCAGAATAAAACGTATCATCTAAATAGAATATTTCAGCGTCTATAGGTAATTTTGTGCACCGTATTAAATCACCGTGTGTTTTGTTATTACTTGTTCTACCTATTTCTATTTGTTTACCGTTTATTTTGAACGCTGCAATTATTTGATCAAATAATTTAAAATCTATTTTATTTTCAAAATAAGAAATAATATGATTACACCATTTTTGTGAACCTTGGTTATTTGTATATATCATTACTTTTTCACAAGACTGTCTATGTTTATTGCTTTTTAAATAATTTAATATTGGAATTATATTTGGTCTTAAAAATTCAGGATATAATTCTATTATTGTATTGAAATTGTCCTGATTTAGTTCTTTATTCCAATATTTAGATACATATAAGGATAAACTATCCCAAAATATACCAAATTCAACAAAATATCCTAGAGTTTCATCTAAATCAAATACGACAACTTTCATTTAATAATAAAAAATTATTAATAAAGATATAATATAAATATTTTTTATTTTTCACATATATTTTACATAATCAAATTTTATAATATTTGTATATTTTAGGTAAAATATATAAATACATAAAATGAATTCAAAAACGAACATGAATAACAATGATTATATTCAAATATTAAATTATTATAAACAAGATATACCTAAATCAAAACAATTAATTCAAACAAATGCCGAAAAAATTTTAGCAGAGAAATTATGTAGATGTATAAAAAAAGTAGATAATTTTACAGATAATGAGCCTAAATCAATTGGTATATGTTCAAAAACAATTTTTAATAGAAAAAATTTAACTCGCGGTAAATTTACATGTAAAGGAAAAAGAGAAGTTTCTTTTAAAAAAACTAGGAAATCCAGAAGCAAAAAATAATTGCATTTTATTTCTATTATAATTTTTATGTATCTAAAGATAAAATATTATTATTATATAAATGGGTTTAGATCAGTATTTATATGCAATAATTTTACCAATTGATAACGAAAAACATAATAAATTATTATCATATGTAAATAATTTATTTAAATTGGAAAACACAGTATCTACAATGTTTGTAAAATGTGAAGTAGCATATTGGAGAAAAAATTTACGTATATATAATTATTTTGATATAATGAATCATCAATATGAAAAAGATATTAGTATTGAAGAATTAGTAAAACTACTATTATTATGTAAAGAAGTTTATAATGATTTTTCAAAAATAGACACATTATTGCCTTTACCAATTGGGTTTGATGAAAATATGAATGAAGAAGAAAATAAAGAAGAAATTGTTAGAACCATAGATTTATTGACAAAAATTATTGATATTGAATGCTATATATCATTTAAATATGAAATTAGTTATTAGAACTATCTAACAGTGTTTTTATTATTTTGATAAATGGTCTAATGCTGATAATAGAACTTGTTCCTGACACGTTAGTTTCTGAAAGACTAAATTTTCATCTAATTTTACTTGAAAATGTTTATTAGAATATCCAAAATTTTTACAAATTAAATAAATACCGTCTTCTTTTATTTTGTATTCGCAAAATAATGCACCTTTTGTAATATATATATTATCAGGATTATGAAGTGGTACCCATCTTATGTAAGTACCATATTTCAAATCATTTAATTCGTCCACATAACGGTAGTCTTTTAATTTTTTCATTATTTGGAGCGCTTCATTTCTTTCTAGCTGTAATTCATTAATAACTTTTAGATTCATTTCTGTAATTTTTTTAGATGTAAAATTCAATAATTGCTCGTTAGAATCATCATCTAATGCTTTTAATAGTTTATTAACGTCCATATTGTATTTTTATTAAATATATAATAATGAAAATTATTTTTATATATTTTTCTTTTAACATACTTTTCAAAGTTTACAAGATATAATATAATTCATTATAAAAACATAAAGATATAAAAATTTTTGTACTAACATAATGAGTTATATTTATTTATCTATTATTTCATCCGTATTCATTATTGTTGGCTATTTACCTGAAATTTATTTCACAATGTTTCAAGTTAAAAATGTTGATTCCACAAAATATTCGTCGTCATTATGGTTGATAGGTGGAATACTGGGAACAGTTTATAGTGGTGTTAATAACGCAGATACATTGATCATTGTTAATTATTCTATCAATACATCATTGAATTTTTTAACTTTACTTTTAAAAATACACTATTACTATAAATCAAGGGATTCAATTTCAGAGGAAATTAAAAATACCAATCCAATAGATTAGTTTTGCGTATTTTCATTGAAAACCTTCATCTTCTTTTAAGTAATCAAATAAAACTAGTGTTTTGGCTCCACCTTTAGAAAGGTGGATTCTACCAAGATCCAAATGCGCCGCCTCCTAGAACGGAATTAGCTGCCATAGGTTCTGAAAAACCTTCTGACATTCCTGGTGTAGCAGCACCAACTAAAGGTGTAGTATCATCACGATACATGTTATTGTAGTTTGGTAACTGTTGAACATTTTGATTAGAAGTGGAACCTGAATTATTAATAGGTAATTGACTAATAGAAGTACTACCTCCATATAGGGATTGATTCATGGCTGCTTCATTGTTCGGTGCACTGTTCATTGACATTGTAATTAAATTTTGTCCTGAAATTGGCTGTGAAACTTTAATATTTCCGTTTCCACCACCACGACCACCTGTTTGTTTGGTATCTCTCTTACCTTCCCATAATTCAATAATACGATCTACCAAAATACTTACCTTCTCTCCTAATTTTGTTTGTAAACTTAAAGTAATCATCAAGATTGCTAAAACAATAAAGATCAAACTAAATTCTGGATATTCCATTCCACTGTAAGTTGGAACAAAAGTTATGATACGATGAATGATTAATAGACCAATAAACATTACAATAATTTGTACCAAAACTTCTGCTAAAATTTCTACACTTCCTTTCTTTTCATCTGCTTCTGGTACATATTTTTGCATTAATTTATTTAAAACTACTACGGGAATAATAGCTATTAAAGTGTATTGAATAATATTTAATATGTCAGATTTAGAATCATTGTCAAAATTAAAAACATGCTTAAAAAATCCTTTTTTTGAATTATCTGAACTATCCATATGATTTATAAAAAGAAATTAAATATTTGAAAAAGTAATTAAAGGTATTTAAGTAAAATCTTTATTAATGAGTGAACACGAAGAATTAAAAAATTCAAATGATATAGTTAATATTTTAAATAATAATAATAATAATAATAATCATACTCGTAATCACGAAGAAGAACAATATTTACAATTAATTAAAAATATCCTTGATAATGGTTATATAGAAAATGGAAGAAATGGAAAAACTAAAAGTATATTTGGTAATAGCATGAGATTTTCACTAAAAAATGGTAAAATACCAATTTTAACTACTAAAAAAGTTTCATGGAAAACTTGTTTGAGAGAATTATTGTGGTTTATAAGAGGTGAAACTGATAATAAAATATTACAAGAACAAGGTGTTCATATTTGGGATGGAAACGGATCTAGAGATTTTTTGGATAGTAGAGGACTGCAATTGTACCCTGAAAATATGTTGGGACCAATATATGGATATCAATGGAGGTATTTTAATGCTAATTATAATTGTTTCAATGGTAAACGTCTTTTTAATCCAGATGAACCAGATATTTATAGTAAAACAAAAGGCTTCACAGGCATAGATCAATTACAACAGATCATAGATGCACTTAAGGATCCTAAGCAACGCACAAGTCGGCGTCTTGTCATGACTTCTTGGAATCCTCTACAATTAGACCAAATGGCTCTTCCACCTTGTCATGTTTTATGCCAATTTAATGTTCACGATGAAAATAAATTGTCGTGCGCACTTTATCAACGAAGTGTGGATTGTGTATTAGGCGAACCGTTTAATATAGCATCATATAGTTTTCTTACTCATTTATTGGCAAAACATTGTGGTTTAGAAGCACATGAATTGGTTTATTTTATGGGTAATTGTCATATATATGAAGAACACATAGAAGGTATCAAAACCCAACTCCAAAGAGCACCATATCCTTTTCCAAGTATCTCTATCAAAGAATTGAGAGAATCAATTAATGACTATCAAGTGGAAGATTTTGAAATACATAATTATCAACACTATTCACCAATAAAGTTTGAAATGGTTGCGTAAAATGTTGTAGTTGACATAGTTATTGAATTAAATAATCATATAAATAATCATAATATGATTATTTAGTAAAAAAATCAAAACCAATATCTATAAAATTTTATAAGTAAATGCGTAAGTAATTTAGAAACATATTGTATATTAAATGTATTAAATGAGTAGTTCAAGATCTATTGCAGCAGCAAGACAAAAAAGAGCAAATGATAGTCAACAAAAAATGAATACAAGTAGACCAGTAACATCTATTGCATCACACAATGTGTTTTCTCAACAATATCAAGCACAATATCCACAACAACCACATCAAACAAACCAACAACAAATGTCATCTCCCAACAATATACCCATCGGAAATAAAAATGTCAGAAATATACAAAAACCCCAGACTTATAAAACGGATAGAATGGTTCAACCAAATGTGCAACCTAATCCAGAACAAATATCAAAAATTAGTTTTTCAGATGCAGTTGGATTAATAACATTACGTTTAAGTAGATTAGAAACCATTGTGAATGAAACTAGTGAAGATGGATCTTTTAAAAGTAATAATACTGAAAATAATATTAATATTATTCATCCGAATATGAAAATAATTACTGATGAAATTTTTGAAAATATAGTAAATAGAATTAATCTATTAGAAAGTAAAATCATTACTTTTGGTGCGCAAATAGAAAATATTATGAAAGAAATGATAGAAGTTAAAAGTGTAACAATTGAGAATAATTTTACAATAGCTTCTTTCGTGAAAGAAACAAATGAGAGATTTGCAATTTATGAAACTGCATTAACAGAATTAGAGAATAATTTACAACCTGTATCAGAAGAAATAGAAAATATGGATATTGAGAATAATGAAATAAACAATGATGGTTGTGATAATGTTGTTGATAATGTTGTTGATAATCTTGTTGAAAATGTAAATGAAGTTGTTGTTTCAAATGAACTAGATGAAACCAGTGAAAAAGTAGAAGAATAAAAAATTTTTTGAAGTAAAATCTAAATAATTTAATAAATTATAATTTATAATGAATAATCTTTTACAAAAAAAGACAAATAATTGTATTAATTTAAAATTGAATGAAGACAAACTAAACGAACTTTTAAAAAATTTTTGTAATATAAAGACGAATAATGAAATTGAATTAAACTATAAATATTTTAAAATTATAAATACTTTTATAGAGAAGAATGAAATTTTAAATTATATGATGTATATTATTGAAAATGTTTTAACAAAATATCAAACTTTTATTATTCACGCTAACATAGAAAATTTGACTCTATTAGAAATTGAAAAAAACAAAGATTTTATTCAAAATATGTCTTGTATTTTGAAAGTTAGGTTCCCTGGTAAACTAGAAAAGTGTTTTATTCATGAAGGTTCCTTCATTTTTAAACAAATTTACAATTTATTATCTATTTTTATTGATAAGACAACATTAAAAAAAGTATATTTTCAAGAATAAAATAAATAATATAAAAACAACTTATTATATATAATATATATTAATAATATGCCAAATTGGTGCTGTAATACTGCTACTATTACGTGTCCTACTAAAGAAATATATGAACAATTATTAAATTCAATAAAAGAAAATACATGGTTTAATACATTCGCACCACTCAATTTAGATCCTGAAGTCTATGAAAATGGTTGGGATTATCATACAGCAATTGAAGTTTGGAATACAAAATGGAGTGCAACTGATGTAGAAATATTAAGTGAAGATAATGAAATGTTTGAATTGATTTTATCATTTGAAACAGCATGGACACCACCTACTGGTGTCTATAGTATAATGCTAAAAAAATTTGGTATTGAAACTATTGGAATGTTTGATGAATCAGGTTGTTGTTTTTTTGGTAATTGTATATACGCAAAAGAATGCGAAGTAGATAATTATTATGATTTTCCTTCTAATGAAACTGAACTTCAAGAATTACAAAAAACAATTGGAAGCGAGTTAGATAATTATATGTATTGTACATGGGAGCAATTAAGAGAAGACTGGGCATCTGAAGTTGATTGTGGAAATGGAAAAGAAGATTCTTAGATTACCTAGATTTTATTGTTTTTTCGTTTTATGAGTTAAAAATTATTTTCATTCTATATTAATGAAAATAATTATTAGTTTTTTTATTTTTTGCATAGTATTGTTTGTATATCTACATATACAATTCCATTTAAAAAAAAGTAATGATTTAGAAATTTATGAAATAGATGATGTTTCCAAAGACAAATTAGAAGAAATATGTGATCTAAGACAACCAATATTAATGAATTATAATAATGAAAAAATAATTGACATCCTTAATTCTAAATTTATATTAGAAAACTATCCTGCTTTTGAAATAAAAATTAGAAATATTAATGAAAATGATCCAAATAGCGAGCTTTATGTAAATCTTCCCTTGCACGCATCCATTAAATTATTTAAAGAGGATAAAAATTCTACCTATTTTTCTGAAAATAATAGTGATTTTTTAAATGAAACAGGTGTTGTTAAACATTTTAAATATAATGATCAATATTTTCGTCCATATATGGTTTCCAATTTAAATTATGATATTATGTTTGGTAGTCATGATACATATACTCCTTTTAGATATGAAATTAATTACAGAAATTATTTTTTGTGTACAGAAGGCAGCGTACAAATAAAAATGTCGCCACCACAAAGTATAAAATATTTATATCCTGAATATGATTATGAAAATTTTGAATTTAGATCTCCTGTTAATCCATGGGATGTACAAAAAAAATATATAGCAGATTTTGAAAAAACAAAATGTTTAGAAGTAACACTTACCAAAGGTAAAATGATATACATCCCTGCATATTGGTGGTACACTATGAAATTCATAAATAATAATAGTACTATTGCATGTTTTAGATATAGAACATATGTAAATAATTTAGCAATATCGCCATATATTTTTATGCATATACTTCAATTACAAAATATTAAGCGGGATGTTACAAAAAAAATATCCGTTGATGAATTAAAGAAACATTCCGAAAATGATGTAGAAATTAAGGAAAAAGATACAATTATCAATAAAGATAATGAAGATATTACTAACAATACCACTAATATTAATGATATTAACGATATTACGGATAATAATAATAGTAAAATTACTGTAAATGATGATTATCCAAAATATAATTTAGAATTCTCAAATTTAGGAAGTGAAATTGTATTATAAAAATAATTTTATTATATACATTATATATATATGTTTTCTTTGATGAAAATGTTTGGAAAAACAAGAAAAAGTGGCGCACGTAAAAATAAAAGCAAAAGCAAAAGTAGAACTAAGACTAGAGTTGTTCGTAGAACGCGTAAAAGTAGAACCGCTAAAAAAGTTAAGAAGGGTGGTATGATTCCATTTATTTAAATAAGTAATTTATTCAGTAAATATTTATCATATACATCTTTTGAATAACATGTTATAGTTTCTATAACATTTCTACAATAAGGGCATTTTTTATGTTTTGTATTTAACATTTTTTGAGTACAATCTAAACAGTAATCATGTTTACAATTTAAAGTTACTATATTTGTTTTATTAAAATTATTATAACAAATTGGACATTCAATTATGATACTAATATCATTATTAGTATTATCATTGCTATTAATAAGTTCTTCCAATTTTATTTCATAATGAATGCATTCATTCGTTACAATTTCATTGTTAATATTATTATTATTACTAGTTATATAATTTAATGTTATTTGATTCAAAACGACACTAATTCGCATAGGAGTATATTGAGTAAATGAAATAAAATTATATGAATTATTTGAAAACCATGATAGATTAATATCAAATAACTGCATAATAATATTATTGATACTAATTTGTAATAAGGAACGTAGACGGATTTTATAAAACCGACAAGCAACTGTTTTTAATATTTTTTTATTATCTTCTGATTCATTACAAAAATCATACAAATAATTTTCAAAATTTTGAATTGCTAATAACATAACATTACTATAAAAAGACATGTAATAATTTTTTAAAAATATTAAATAATTATTAAAGGAACTAATTACCTCATTATTACATCTAGTCACATTGTGATTTTTACAACCGCAAAAAGAACATTTTCTTTCAAAACGATTTATTAATTGATCACTAGTTGGTATTACATATAGACTTGATATTGACATTTTATTATTGACTTATTTATTTTATTATTTGTTTATCGTCACGTTTTAGACTCAATTTTATTTTATTATTAAACTAACTTAATTAAAGAAATAATACGTAATATATATAATTAATATAATAACAAATATAAACAACAATGGTTACCTATAAAATTGTTTTAGAGAATCGTAATTATAACAATTGGAATATTTACGATTCTAATAATTTTCAAAAAAAAGATATAGAGATTAATCCAATTCAAGATAAATTATTTTCAAATGATGTTTTTATATTAGAGAAAAATAAAGTAAATATTATTCATTCTTCTGTACGAACTGGACCGCCTATTGCAGGTGTATTAATTGTCGCGGGAAATAAAACATACGGTAGAAAAAATGGAAAATTACTATACAAATGCGTACCAGATGATATTCGGTTACCTGCTTTTCTAATACCATATGAAATAAAACACATTGGATTTTCAAAAATAATTAATAATTTGTATGTGACATTTTCTTATGTTGATTGGGAAGATAAACATCCATTAGGAAGATTGAATTGTGTAATTGGACATGTGGATGTATTAGATAATTTTTATGAATATCAATTGTATTGTAAAAGTTTAAATGTGTCTTTGCAAAAGTTTCAAAAAGACACTTCTAAAAGTATTCAAAACCGATCCCATCAAGTATTTATTGATAGTATAAAAGAAAAATATAAAACAATTGAAGACCGTACCAATCAAAAAGAATGGCATATTTTTACAATTGATCCTGAAAAGTGTTTAGATTTTGATGATGCATTTAGTATTAAAGTAGTAGACGATTCTTCATGTATAGTAAGTGTATATATATCCAATGTTACAGTATGGATAGATGCTTTGAATTTATGGGAATCTTTTTCAAAAAGGGTTTCAACCATTTATTTACCAGACAAAAGAAGACCTATGATTCCTACTATTTTATCAGAAGGGTTATGTAGTTTACAAGAAAATGTTACTAGAATTGCTCTTACAATGGACTTATATATTGTAAACAATGAAATAGTGGAAACAAAATATTGTAATAGTTTTATTAAAGTATTTAAAAATTATATTTATGAAGAGGAAAAAATGTTACAAGATGAGCATTACCATGAATTATTATACGCGATCCAAAAAATTTCTACAAAATTTAAATATATACATACCATTAAAGATAGTCATGATATTGTTACTTATTTGATGATATTGATGAATTATCAATGTGCTCTTGAGCTATTGAAACATAACACTGGTATATTTCGTTCTGCAATTAGTAAAGTAACAGAAGACGCTAGTATCGTATTACCTTCTCATTTACCGAACGACGTGATTAATTTTGTAAAATTTTGGAATAGTACCGCAGGACAATATATAAATGGTGTGGATTTGAAAAGTAGACATCAAACTAGACATGATGCACTGGATATGGAAGCATATATACATATAACAAGTCCTATTAGAAGATTAGTAGATCTGTTAAACATGATTCAATTTCAAAAATCATTGAATTTGCTAGAGTTATCTGGCAATGTAAATAATTTTTATGAAACATGGTTAAATGATTTAGAATATATTAATACTACTATGAGATCTATTCGCAAAATACAAATAGATTGCTCTTTATTGGATTTATGTAATAATAATCCTGATTTATTAGATAAAAATTACAATGGTTATATTTTTGATAAAATAATACGACATGATGGATTGTATCAATACATAGTATTTTTACCCGAACTGAAAATGAATTCTCGTATTACCATACGAGAAAATATTGAAAACTATGATTTAAGAAAATTTCAATTATATTTATTTAATAATGAAGAAAAATTCAAGAAGAAAATACGATTGCAACTAATTACTTGATACAATTTAGAACAATTAAAAATCATAAACATAATATAAATTTATTATTATATTATGTTTATTTATAATATATATATAATGGTAGATAATAATAATTCATTACAATTTGCATTTAATAGAAGAGGAAGTAATTCAAACGGACAATTTTGGTATGGCAGTAGTATTGGGTTTCCTGGATTCTTATATAAAAAAAATGTTGGTGTAGGTGCACGAAGATCAACTAAATTTGCACCAGGTGGTAATGTAACATGCAACAGTTATCAATATATTTATAATAAATACAAACCAGGCAGTGGAGGAATTGGTGCATCCAATATATCCAACAGAAGAGCCAAAAATAGATTGGCAACAGTTTGTGGAGGTGTTAATGGCAGATGTGGTACGTTTTATGGTTATTTAGGCCGTTATGACAATTATACAGGAAATCCTAACGGATATTTCCCCTATCCTTAAATATATTTTTAATTTTTCTCTATTCCTACTACTTTGGCAATCTTTTTAATGATCTTAGTGTTCTTTTCAAAGTCATCATCACCGTTGGCTCCCATTGCTTCAATAACTATTTTATTATATTGACTATTCTTCTTAGAATTATATTCTTCACAATCTGGATATTTCTCTCGGAATACCTTCAACATACATATATTTTTATGAGCGATCATTCGGATTGCTTTTCTTAAGCGTTTATTGGTTTCATCTTCTTTTTCCCAAATATTTTCGTCTTTGACATACATAACCTCTCTTTTTTGATCTGTACAATGAATCGGACGTTTTTCTACGTCTAATGCTTGTAGATTTTTTATGATTATATTGGATATACCTTCAATATAACCAACCTTTCCTACATTTTCTAAATCCGATACCTGTAATTTAATAGATTCAATGAAATCACTTATATTCATCGCATCTTTACAAGTTTCGTTCAAAAAGACTTGTAAATTAAATGTTTTATTATGAGAATTTATTATATTTGTGTTGTTGGTTCCATTTTTAATGATCTCTAATAACTCGGCATTCTGTTTCAAAAGTGTTAATATTAGGTCTTTGTCACAAAGATCATTTTCTTTACTAGTTTTTGCATGATTACAACACTTCTTGTGTTTCCATAAACTAGAACGATTGCTATATTCTTTCTTACAAAATTCGCAAAAAAAATTTGTTGGAGTTGCTGAATTTTGCTGAATTTCGTTTCCAAATGTTTCCTTTGCTGAATTTTTACTGTGCCTCGTGCTAATTAAATGTGTATCATAATTACATTTTCTATTCGTACGATAGTCACAACATTCGCAGAAAAATTTTTTTGCTGAATTTTGCTGAATTTTGTTGCCTAAAGTTTCCATAATATAAATAAAGAAAAAGTCAAGAAAAATTAGACTCTAAATTTTATGGTAACATTTTGAAAATTATTTTTTTTGTTACCATACGTTAAAATTAAAATATGGTAACAACTTTTTTAAATTTCACAAAACTATTTGGGGATTTAAAAAATGGACAAAAAAAATGTCCAAAAATGAAAATCCGAAAATACTTTTGGAAAAAAATTTACAAAAATATAATAAATTGAAAAACCTACTTAAAGAAATTCAAGAAAAAAGAACTACGAGAATACCCAATAATTCCTTATTTTTATACTATTTATACTATTATATCATAATCTATTTTTTTATCAATTCCAATCACCTTTGCAATTTTTTTGATGATTTTTGAATTTTTTTCAAAGTCATCGTCTCCTTTGCCTCCCATGGCTTCTATTACTATTTTATTGTACTGGCTGTTTTTTTTAGAATTGTATTCTTCACAATCAGGATATTTCTCTCTGAATGCCTTCAACATACAAATATTTTTATGTGCGATCATATGTATTGCTTTTCTTAAACGTTTGTTTGTTTCATCTTCTTTTTCCCAAATATTATCTTCTTTTACATAGATAACTTCTCTTTTTTGATCTGCGCAATGAACTGGTCTTTTTTCTATATCTAATGCCTTTAAATTTTTAATGATTATATTGGATATTCCTTCAATATAACCGACCTTTCCTACATTTTCTAGATCAGCAACTTGCAATTTAACAGATTCTACAAAATCACTAATGTTCATAGCGTCTTTACATGTTTCATTTAAAAATACGTTCAGATTAAAAGTTCTATTGTTACTATGATTCATGATATTAGTAGAATTATTGTCTCCAATTTTGTCCTTCATAAAATCAAACATTTGTTTTTGCATATCTAAAAACATTTCTTTTTGAAACTCTTGGTTTTTTTTTACTAACTCTAAAACAATATTGGTGTCAAAATTTATTTGTTGTAAATTGGTATTATTTGTAATATTGGTAGTAGTATTACTATTAAAACTACATATTTTTTTATGTTTATATAAGCTCTGGCGATGTTTATAACTATTTCCACATTCACAAACATTATTTTTTATTTCATTCATTGTGGGATTTATGGGATTTTTATGTAAGTCGTTTGTAAGCATTTTATGTTTTTGGGTTAAAATATGTTTATTATAATCTTTTTTGTTACACGTAAAATAGTAACAATTATCGCATTTAAAATTAATAGGATTTTTTGGGACAAATTTGTAAGCCATTTGTAAGTATATTAGACTTACAAAAAAAATCCCCTAAATATTACTAACTTTTAATTTAAAAATTTATGCTAACAACTTTTTAATTATTTTTTTTGCAACTACATGATAAATTTTAAGTATGGTCACAAAGTTTGTTTTTTCCAAAACCTTTTTCCATTTTTCAAAAATGGACAAAAAAAATGTCCAAAAATGAAAATCCGAAAATACTTTTGGAAAGAAAAATCGTTAAAATATAATAAATTCCTTTAAATAGTTTTGTGAATTTATTATAAAGAGTGTCAGTTTATTTACCATTTTGATGTGTTTGTTACATCATTTATCGTGGTATAGTTATGGGGGGGGGGCGAAATTACATACGTTGTTCGTGATCCCATATTCTTCAAAAACACATCTTCTTTTTTCTCAAAATGTATATTAATATTATCTCCCAGTTTTTCTTTTGCAATTTCATACACATGCGTGCTTATTTGTATTGTATTTGGATCCGCAATAGTTTGTAATCTATTTGCAACGTTCACAGTATTTCCTATTATACACAATCGCGGAATTTCAACGCCTAATATACCCACAACAACCTTTCCTAGATTTATTCCTACCCTCAATTGCAATGGGTTATTATCAGGTGTTGGGATTGTTTTAATTTCACGTAATAAATCAAATGCAAACAAAATCATGTTTTTAACATTATCTGTTTGATCGTTTGTGTATATGTCGCTGACAACCATATACGCGTCACCAATGGTTTCAATTTTCTGTAAATTTCCATAACGATTTACAATATCATCAAATCGTGTATACACATCATTTAATAATTTGTATATGATATCCGCCTCATATTTTTTCGCCAATTCTGTATAAGATACAATATCTGTAAATAAAACACAAATAAAATCATATGATTTATATTCTTTATTTTGTGTCAAATAACGGTCTTCTAATTCCAACGGCAATATTTTTTTCAAAAGTTCTAATTTCAACCCTGTTGTATCTATTGGAATAAAAGAAGTTAATCTATTGTCAATTATATTCATTATCAGTTTACATTTTGATGTAATATTAGTAGCATTTTCAAATTGTTTCATGGATTTCTTAATAATAGTTAATAAAGTTATAGATTGCAAATCAACATTGGTTTTTATTTGATACGTTTGTTCTTCATAATCATTAACAATCAACATGATTGTTAATTTTGCAATCATATCGCTTAATAAATAACATATTTGAATATCGTGTATATTAAATAGGTTCGTTAATTCAATAATAGTCATAAATGAAAATAAAGACCAAATAAAAATAATAAATTGTGTGTATTTTTGATATTTTAGTTCTATTAATTTATATATAAAATAACTTTCTGATACAGTCAATGATAATATAATGTATGTGTTATAATGTGATTTGCGAAAAGGATATAATACAATATGGGCAAAGTTGCTTATAACATGATATTGAGCATTTACTTCTACAAGTTTTAAATTATTTATATCACAATATAGTTTCAAAATCAAAGGTGTAGTAAATAACCACATAACCGTTCGTTTAAATTCATATTGATATATACCAATCAAATTATTTTCCAAAATAGTGTCCATTATATATTTTATATAAATAAGCACTAATGCATACACTGTATAGTTTTTAATTTTTGAAAAAAGAAATAAATTTGCAGTGAAAAAAATAAAAAGATAGAATATGAATATGTTGGCCGATTGTATAATTGGATAGAATATGATAGGTTCTTCTTGAAATAATGCGAATCTATCATATACAAATGATTTTAGAATGTTATTTAATTGGTAATAAAATAACGTAAATAAAAATAATTTGAATATTTCATGTGTCATTATATAAATTTATAAGGGTTATATAATAATACTAAGATAATATTTTTATATAATGTTAAGATAATATAATTTGGTATCATTCATCTAACAGCATCAACGCCATTGCGGCATATTATTGTTATTTCAGGTCTTAATGAGATTCGAACTCATGATACAGCATTCAAAGTGCCGTGTGCTAACCGCTACACTATAAGACCTTAATTGAGCATTTATTGCTCAACTTATATATTTGTTAATTCTTTATATTATTTTTTTCAAATAATATAAATTTATCCAGGTGTCCGTATTTTTGATAAAGATATTTTTCTAATCAACTTTTTGAAGTATATAACAAAACTGTCTCTATCAATAGGATCTAATCTCCCAATATATAATAAAAAGAAACAAAATGCTTTTTCGTAATCATTTCTAATATATATTTTTCTATCTGTTCTGTCATTTGTAATATTTCGTCCTCACTTGCACAACCGAGATAATCCATAAATTACCCTACAATAATACAATATTTTTAAATATTTTTATAATCACTGTATTTTATACTATATTTCACTTCCTATACTCTTCTATAACAAATTGTTCTAATTCATTTATATCAATATGCGGTAACATAACATGAGACTCCCAGAAATATTTGCAATATGCCCATATAAATTCACAATCGCTCTCATACCAATGACCATATTTTTGAATTAATTTATTATATAGTTCACTTGGCAATAATTGTAAACTTTCTTTTGGTAGAACATAACATAATTGAACCAATGGATTCACTGGCTTGGCGGGTTTGTTTTGAATGAATTCGGTGTCAAAATAAGGTACATAATGTATTAAATCTATGAATAGCGGAGGATAACTATAATTATATGACCATCTCCAATCAGCACAACCATTTGTATAATATTTCATAGTCCATTCTAAACCTTGTAAATAATTAATACAAATTTGCTTAATTCGTTCTTCATCTTCACTGTCAACATGAAATAAAGTTTCATAATATCTTTTACGCCATCCATTGTTAAATGGATTAATGTACTTTTCTAATGTTCTTTCATAAGATGGAATATTATCAAATTTTTTATATTTATCCTCGGGCGTCTCATCGGATAACCGATATTTTTCCTTCTTATCACGTAACTTCATTTCATTCTTAAAATTTTCTTCTTCGTTATCAGCTAAAAATTTTACCAATTTACGCACATTTTTCCAGAATATTTTTTTGTCATCACATAAATTATCATCTGTATTACCAATAACTGCTTTATACGCATTAATCATTTTATCCACGCCGCCTGTTCTAATATTGACAGATGGAAAATGCGGCATAAAATCATTACCTAGAAAAAAACACATGAAAATATAATCGTATAACCGGTTCTTTTTTTGTTCAATATTTAATTGTTCGCCGTTATTCATATTAAGTGTAATATTTTTTGCAAGTTCTGGTAAATCCAAAATATACTCTTTATTTGGTTCTAATTCACTGTTAATAGATTGGATAAAATGAGGGGTTTCTCTGAATAAGTAAATATTATTACAAACAGGTATATGATTTATTCCTAACATAATAAGATCCGCATCTAGACCATAAATAACAGTATTAGTAGATGGGTCATGTTGTTCAGGAAACCGACGTATATAATCAAAGATCTTATGCTCGCCTTCACCATAATTATCACTTGTAGAAATAATAATATTTTTCAAATTATATTTATTCGGATCAACAAAGTATTTTCTAACATTTTCGTTTAATCTGTTCATAAATTTAGTACCAGGCGTTATTGCAGATGTATTCCATGGATCTACCTTAGTATTTTTATAAATACTACGTGAAATTTTAGTTTGAAATAAGGATTTGTGACGTCTTTCACGTTGTTGATCTAACTTGGCAACTGGTGCAACACCATCAAATGCGATAAATAAATTTTGTGCAGGTTTAATTACATTTATATATTCATCAATTTTTAAAAAAACATTTTTACAAATTAATTCGGTTTCATCTTCTTTGATTGTTTTAAAATCAATTTTTAGTATGGTATCGTATATTATTGAATTACAATCTAAATAAAAATTATCAATTTTTAAACTACTATATTGCAGTTGTTTTATAATGTCGGGATGATTTTTAACTATATATGAAAAATAACTTGGTATTCCCATCAATAAATATTTGTAATTATATTAACTTCAAATTTTATGTTTAATATATTAATATATATTAATATTTTTTAAACTTAAAGACACAAAAGTTACCTATGTGATATTACCAAAAAAATAAATATATTTGTATTTAGTAGAACAATAATGAAAAAAATAAGTAATACAAATATTGTTGACAATAATTTAAATATTATTAAAAGTAAAATTACGTTCTTTAAAGATGTTATTGAAAAAACAATATTTCATGTAAATAAAAATAAATTATTAGGTATTTTAACAATATCAGATGTAAGCATATGTACTAATAAATTATATGATTTAAATTTACAAATTGAAGAGTTAACAAATGATATAAATTCAAAAAATTTAGATATAGATAAAAAGATTAATGAGTTACAAAAAATAAATAATGAGTTATCTAGTATAATTAAAAATTATGGGACTTCCGATTTAAATCATCTATTAATAATTTGTTTTGGGAACGATATAATTAATAAAGATAATTTAAAATTTGATCTTTTATTAAAATATTTTCATCCTATTAGTTATAAAATTTTAAATATTATTGATGTTAAAAATAATTTGGAATGCATGAATATTAATAATAGTTATAAACAGTTTTATGTAAAAATTCATGGAATGAAGGTACATATATATAATTCTACTTTTAAAAAAGGTATTTTAGTGTATGGTATTGTAGATGATGTTATAATAAATTTTTTATCCAATAAGTTTATCGTAGACAAACTACATGATATAAAACAAAATACACCAAAAGATAATATTTTTAAAAGTGAATCTTTTCAACGGTTTATGGACTCTTTATTTTTAAAAGATTTATTTTTGCACAAAAATAATACTGATTTTTATGATAAATTTATAGGTTATTTAACTCAAAATAAGAATTTAAAACAAAAAACAATATCGCAGAATATAAAAGAATTTATTGCAGATGACTTATTTTCAAAACGAAATTCTTTAATTTACTTATTAATTAATACAGATAATTATGAAAATCAGTATTTGGCTTATTTATTGTATGATCTATTATCCAATGATATAAATGGATCTATTGATAGTGAAGAACAAACAATGTTGTTTGATAGTCTACCCTTCAATATAAAACAAGTATTTAAGAAAGCAATGAAAAATACAATTCATTATACAAATGAATTGTCTAATTTTGATATGAATAAAATACCATTAGAACAACAAATATGTTTATTGAAAGCAAGTAATGACGTCAAAGAGAAAGCAATGCTTAAATTAAAAGAAGTAAAGGCAAAATCAGAAGATTCTGGATCTAAAGCACGTCAATACTTGGATGGATTATTAAAGATACCTTTTTCAATTTATAAAAAAGAACCAATTTTATATTTAATGGATACGATAAGAAGTCAATTTAAAGATTTATATGAAAAATATGAACAAAAATTAGTACTTCCGAAAATTACAAATAAATTAAAGTATACTAGTTTGGAAATTTTAAAATATGTATATCATATTAAAAATAATCATATTAAAGAATTCAATAACAATTTGGAGCTTCTTAAGAAAAAATTAAATAATGCAAGTAAAAAAGAAATTATATCTAGTATTAATTTACTGAATCAATTTTTAGAAAAAAATACTCTAAAAAATTATGTATTAGATAATAAATTAAAAAAAAATAAATTAAAAGAAGAAATAAATTTATTTATTTACTTTATTGAAAAAACAGAAAATAATAAACATTTGAGTGAATTAAATGAATTTTTATTAGCATCTAATAAAAATAATACTACAGATTTAAATATTTTTATAAAAGAATTAAATTCATTGGAGAAAAATTTGAATTCTATAAGTGAATATATGAGTTATGTCAAAGTTACGTTAGATGGATGTGTACACGGACATGATAATGCAAAAAAACAAATAGAACGCATTATAAGTCAATGGATAAATGGCGAACAAAAAGGAAATTGTTTTGGTTTTGAAGGTTCTCCCGGGGTAGGTAAAACTACATTGGCTCGTGGTTTATCAGAGTGTTTAAAGGATGAAAATAATAATGCACGACCTTTCAGTTTAATAATGATGGGGGGTGATTCAAATGGAAGTCATTTAGTAGGTCATTCTTACACTTATGTAGGCAGTACATGGGGTCAAATAGTACAAATTTTAATTGATAAAAAATGTATGAATCCTATAATATTAATTGATGAAGTAGATAAGATAAGTAAAACAGAACATGGTAAGGAAATAACAGGTATTTTGACACATTTATTAGACCCAACACAAAATGATAGTTTTCAAGACAAATATTTTTCAGGTATTGAATTAGATTTATCTAAAACATTATTTATATTATCATACAATGATCCTGACTCTATAGATAAAATATTATTAGATCGTGTACATAGAATAAAGTTTGATAGTTTATCTATTGAAGATAAGATAGAAATTTGTACAAAGCATTTATTACCAGAAATCTATAAAAATATTGGATTGGAAGGAATGATATATATTTCAAATGAAACATTACAATTTATTATTGAAGAATACACGTTGGAACCTGGTGTTAGAAAATTAAAAGAAAATTTATTTGAGATTATATGTGAATTAAATTTACGAATATTAAAAAATTTAGATATTAATTATAATGAATTGGTAATACCTTTAGAAATAACAATAGAAGATATAAAAAATAATTATTTTAAAGATAAAATTGTTGTTCGTAAGCAAAAAATACATGATAAAAGTAAAGTAGGTACTATTAATTGTTTATGGGCAAATCATTATAATATAGGTGGAATATTGTCCGCGACTGCGGGATTTTATCCTTCTAATAATTATTTATCTTTTAAATTGACGGGATTATTAGATAAAATGATGGAAGAATCTTTTCAAATTTCTTTTACAATTGCTTATAATTTAACTAGTGAAGAAAATAGAAAAAAATTAAAAGCATTATATGACGGAGATCAAAAATATGGTATACATTTACACATGGGAGACGGTAGTGTTGAAAAATCAGGAACATCTGCTGGAATAGCAGTTTCCATATTATTGTATAGTTTAATGAATAATAAAAAAATTAAACATGATTTTGCAGTAACAGGAGAAGCTTGTAATTTAAATGGTAATGTGGGCGAGATAGGTGCATTGAAAACAAAAATAATATATGGTATTAAAGCAGGTGTTAAAAATTTTATTTATCCATCTGAAAATAAAAAAGATTTTGATGATTTCTTTGAAAAATATAGTAATTCAAATTTAGTAAAAAATAAAAACATTTCTTTTTATCCAGTAAATACAATTGAAGAAGCATTAGAATTAATTATAGAGGAGTAATAATAAATAATTAATAATTATATTATAGTAAATTTTAATAAGATTATAATATAATATGAGCAAAAAAGTTGAAACTATACGAATGAAAGGCGGTGATGGACCAATGTTAATTTATCAACCATTTAATTTTATAATATTTTTGTCATTTTATTCACCTATTATTTTGGCCTTATTTATGGTTGGATTATCTTTTTTATTTCAGAATTTTAAAGGGTTTATATTTATAGGCTTTTTAATAGGCGTTTCTGTGTTAAGAAGTTTTATTTATATGATAAGCGGTGCAAGCCCTATAGAAAATGATGGATCCTTATGTAATTCTATTCAATACACAAAATATGGTAATTCTACATTTAGTGCTTTTGTATTTGCATTTACAATTGTGTATTTATTTATTCCAATGTTTACTAATCAAAGTATAAATTTTTGGATTTTTAGCAGTTTAATAGTTTATTTCTTTATTGATATATTTATTAAACTTTATAAAGGATGCGTAAACAAAATGACTGATTTATTCTTAAATATTTTAGCAGGAATGGTTTCCTCTGTAATTATAATATCGTTAATGTATGCAGGTAATTCAAGTAAATATTTATTTTTTAATGAAACGCAAAGTAATAAAGAAATATGTAGTATGCCAAAAAAACAGACTTTTAAATGTAATGTTTATAAGAATGGTGAATTAATAGGTGCTGTATAAAATTTTAATCATTGTGACACATTATTTTTATTGGTAGAAAATAATTTGTGATATTTAACAACCCATTTTTTTAAGTCATTCAGTAAAAGTTTTCTTTGAAAAGACTCTGCGATTTGATTCATATTTCCTTTTGTATGATAAACACTCACAAAATGATTAAAACTATTAATAATATTAATATTTTTATATTTATTTAAATTTTCGTGATTAAATAAAGGTTTTTTTTTCCGTTTATTTACACTATTATGAAAAAAATATAACATATTAATAAATTCAGTTTTTGTATTTATTTTATTAATATCCACTTTAATTAAAAAACGGATTGCATCTTGAGAACAATCTGGACAAGGTAGAAGTGAACATATTTTTTTTATTTGATGAAATAAGCTAAATTTAATTTTAGGAAATGCATCTTCATTTACGTTCTCTGCTAATGTATGAAAAAATGTCCATATAGGAGGCCCCCAAACTTCTGGCGGTGACATAATATATCTATAAATAAAATAAATATAAAGATAAATCGTAATATTTATTACTATGAACAAATATAAATTAGAAAATAATATTGATTTTTACAAAGAATTATATAAATCTTTGTATGAAGAGAAGAGTGGTTTGGATGATAATTTACTAAATGATGAAAATGACAATGATGAAAATAATTTATGTTTAATAACAAATCTACCTTTATCAGATAATCATGTTGTATTGAAATGTGGACATAAATTTAATTACGAACCTTTGTACAAAGATATTTACAATTATAAACGTAAATTTAATAATTTAGAACAAGTTAGAAATAGATTAAAAACTAATCAATTAAGATGTCCTTATTGTAGAAATGTGCAAGATGAATTGTTACCGTATTATGAAAATTTGGGATATCCAAAAGAACACGGGATCAATTTTTTTGATGTAAATAAGGGTTATGGTTATAATGATAATCATTATACCGGTTTTGTTGCTCCATCAAGTCAACAATGTCAATATCAAATTATTAATTTAGATGCATCAGCTAATTCACATACGCATCAGTGCAATAATTATGGATATGTCCATAGTGTTTTAAAAACAAAGTATAATAATGAGACTAAGTATTGTTATATTCATAAAATAGCTGTTGTAAAACAAATAAGAGAAGCAATAAAACAAGATAATATGAATAAAAAGTTGGAAGAGAAGAATAAAAAGTTGGAAGAAAAGAATAAAAAGTTGGAAGAGAAGAATATAAAAATAGAGGAGAAAAACAAAATGAAAATGGAATTACTGCAGAAAAAATTGGAAGTAAATATAAATTCAACCAATTCAAGCAATTACAATCATCAGTTTTGTAAAGCAATTTTGAAAAGCGGAAAAAATAAGGGAACCCAATGTTTTGCAAATACATATAAAGATTGTTTGTGCAAAAGACATTACGTGTTGGGTTATAATGATGTTAAATGGT